GTTTGGAGGCTGCGGTGATGGCGGTGGCGGCGGAGGACTGGGGGGCGGTGGGCTGGGCGGTGGGGGCGGACTGGGTTAATAATTTGGCTTTTATATCAATATATTTTATATCATTTATTTTTTTTATATTCTTATTATATTGTCCTATAGATTTTCTAAAATCTTCATTTACAGAAAGTTGATATGGTGTAGGTCTTTTAGTTAATCCAGAAAAAGATCCTTTAGTTTCATCTGTTATTTGTTTACTAATTATATTATTAAACGTAAAATTTTTAAATTCCGTAAAAGTTCTTTTATCATTATTATTATATCTAGGATCTAATAAACCTAACCCATCTACATTTTGCGCATTTCTAGTAACATTATTTGCGACCCATTCTTGAGCGCTTTTAATTTCGTCACTTCTAGCATCACTTATATTTTTAGGCCATTTATTAGAGTCGTTCCATTCTTTATCAACTTTATTTTTAAGAGACTGAAAATAATTTGGAGGAGTATCCTCGACGTATAATCCTGTTGGTGTACTTCCTTCTTTTGAATCACAGGAATATAATAATTTTAACATATTTTCAGGATAATCATTCATGTCTCCTCCTATTTTTTTACCCTTTCTTCTTCCTCCTTGAGTAATTTTATACTCTTTCAGAGTTGGTATTGATTCATACGAGTTTGTTTCTTCTTTAGTTCTAAATCGGTTAGTTATTGGTATTCCATTAGTACCCCTAACAACTGTTAATATTCCTGGTAAAGATCTTTTATCAGAATCTGTTGCAGGGTCTTTCATAACTATTTTATATGTAGGTTTATTAGATTTATTATACTGTAAATACTCAAGCTTTGAAACAGCATATTCAACATATGATAATTTTGTTGCAAAATCAGTTGTTCCTCTATCTACTTTTTGTAATAAACCTCCTCCCATTCCGCAGAGAATAGATATTGGATTAAATGCAATATCTAATGATCCAATACTAGCAGGATCTGTAATTGCATTAAGTAAATCACTTATTGTATTTATTGATATACCATCAGCTTGCAATACACGAACATATCGAGGTTTTATATAAGTAACAGTTTTTCCTGAACTATTTTCCCCTGGAATATTTTTTTCTACACCAAAGATATGTACGCCTGCTATTAATCCTTGTAATACAGCTAATGTAGGATTTCCGCTATCTGGACGAAATACAATACCAAAGTTTTCCGGTAAATATCTTTGATCTTCGTAACTAATTAATGGATTATTGTTTTCAGCAAAATTAAATATATTTTTCATAATTACTTTATTTTCATCTTCAAACTTATGGGATATTGTATCTAATTTTAATCCTGCAGATTTTCTTAAATCTATAAATTTCTGTATTGCAGCAGGTAAAACTTTAAGTAAACTGTTCTCATAATCATAACTATCCATGACTATTGAAAGTGGAGTACTCATTGCACCCGTTGGTATAGAAATTTCCATATCTTTACCACTTTTTTCATCTTTATTCACACGATCTCCTTTTTCATTCACACGATCTCCTTCAATCATATTTCCACCAAATTTTAATAATATATTTAACATTGCATCAACTTCATATTGATAAGATGTCATAACACTATGTTCACTTGCAGGAACTGTTCCAGAAATCGGTTTTTTATTATTATAAACATTTTGACCAATAAATGAAGCTGACATAGTATCAGAACCTTCTCCGTTTAACAAATGTGCCATTCCTCCAATAATACTTGTTTCAAGAGAACTAGACCCTCTAAAACCAAAATCCAATAATTGATATCTAGCAAACCCTTTATCATCTTCCAAACCACAATTATCATATGCTTTTTCAAATAAATCTCTAGAAACACGACTTAATGTTGCCACAGATATAGGATACCATACCATAGTTAATAAAGTTTCGAAAAATGTTACCATTCCAGAGAAATCAGGATCGTCACAAACTATCATATAAACAGGTGTATGTGGTAACATAACTGTTCCTTCTTCTAAACCATAAATCTTAATAGGAGGATATTTATTTTTTAATTTATCTATTATAGATGCATTAAAAGGATAAGCCACATTACTACCATCTTTACTACTTACGCCCTGAAGATTGTAAAAAGCTTTAATGGACTCAATATCTTCGGCACTAATTTTCTTATTTATATATCTATCAATAATATATCTAATTCCATAACAAATCAAACGTTTTTCCTCTAAAAAACCTAATAATTTATGCGGTCCACGACATTCTCCATATGCAACTAATAACTTAGCATTTACATACATAAGTTGATGAGAAACTTTATATGAATCTGCTAATCCAAGTGTTGGTATATGATAGTTAGCCTCAGATACGCCAGCGCCTCCGCGTTTTTTTCTATTTATTTTTTTATCTTTACTTTTATCTTTACTTTTGTCCTTGCTTTTAGATTTCATAATAGCAGAAGATTGACCCATTTTACTACTATATTATATTTATTTTTTTTAATCATTCCTATATGGTTCTACATCTGCATAGTAATCACCATATCCAATCATAGCGATACCCATACATATAAAAACAATACCAAAAGCCGTCACTAAATTTATTTTTTCAGATAATAGTAAATATGCCAAAAGTACAGTTATTAATGGATATACTGCTGTTATTGCCGTTACGACACTCGCAGAATAATCCTTTAATGTTATATAATATAATCGATTCGCCAAGAAACCAGAAAATACACCAGATATTACCAATAATGTAAATACTCTCAAATCTATTTTTGGTAATGCTTTCGCAACTTCATCTCGCTTATAAATCGCATAAACTACTGTACAACAAGCATACAGTCCCGAAAATAATATCATAATTACTGCAGGGGAAAATTCTTTCAATAAAATTTTCTGTACTATAGGAGCAATCGCCCATAATATTGTTATAATTGCACTATTGAAATATAACGATGCTAACATCTATATTACTTTTTGCACCGGTAAATTTAATAAAAAATATAAAAATTATCAAACCACAATGGTCTGGAATCATGATCGTAATGGAACACTTGTGTTTTATCGATATTACTCTTTATAATCTGATAACACTCTTCTCAAACTATACTAACAAAGCCGAATTTCTTTGGTATATAATGGATTGAAATATTATCGTGTCTATACGTTGGCGATATTTTCGATATTGCACTTGTAGCTGAAATCATTTCTTCAGGTGTTTCCCAATCACTATTATCCAATTCAATCTTTATTCTGTATCCGCTATAATGTATCACTTGTGATATATGATGAATACCATTCTCAATTCTTATTATATTTGATAAATTATTAGCTTTATCTATAATAAATGCGCGCATATCATTTATATTTATATCAGGCGGCAAAGGCTGCAACGATGCCAAAAAAGCATCAAGAACAGGTCCATCGTCTCCTTCGTCATAATCATCGTCAAATACTATATCATAATCATAATCAAATGGACCCCCGGTATTAGACCCCATTCTCCGTTGTTCTATTTTGACCGCAGAAAATAAACAGCGGACTTTTACCGCTTCTACCCACTCGCAGCAGCCTTAAAAACACGAATCGCTTTATGTGAAGCCTCTTTCTGGTCTACGAGTGGCGGTGGATATTTACAATCTGGATATTTCGCGCGTACTTTCGGGTCACCCCAATTATGAATGTCTCGCGCGGCGACATCTTTGAGTTCTGGAATCCATCGTTTAATATATTCAGCATCTTTATCGAATTTTTTAGATTGTATAAATGGATTGAATGGAGCACGGAAATATGGTGTAGAATCGACACCTATACCAGATCCCCATTGCCATCCAGCAGTATTGCTGAAAATATCGGCATCAACAAGATTTTGATAAAAATATTTCAGACATTCTCGCCAGTCCAGAAGAAGATACTTTGTAGCTATATTTGCGACTAACATTCTTACACGATTATGAACCCAGTTTTCACCTATAAGCTGTCTCATCCCAGCATCCGAAAGTGGAAACCCTGTTTTCCCCGTTTTCCAAGCATCATAATATTTTTTATTTGTTTCCCATGGTATTTTACTATCAACTTTATCATGATATGCTTTACCATTCAGAAGATCTAGATTATTTCCATAAATTCTATAGTAAAAACTTCTAAAGACAAGTTCACGTATAAGATCATTGCCACCGACTTCATGCAATGCCCAATACATTTCGCGAACACTTATACAGCCAAATTTGAGATATGCAGAAGCACGAGTTGTACCTTCAATCGCGGGAAAATCGCGCTCTTTCTTATAATCTTTAAAGTCTTTATGTCGGATACGTTCTAGAATAGCAAGTCCTCCACCGGAAATGCGACCACCTTTGACTTTAATATTTGGATTTTCTGTAAAGAAATGAAGGATATCCGAAGAAGAGAGATTTCCATGGAGTTTTGTCTTTGAAAAAATAGCTACATTTTTAGGGAAAGAAATCGGTTTTCGGACATGGAAAGTTCCTGAAGCGAATTTCTTATAATATGGAGACAGAACTTTGTAGACTTTTCCGTCAGCTTCTTCCATATTAATTAAATCATAATCCTGTTCATCTTTATATTCAATAGTAGTGCTCGAATTAGTCCAATCTGATATTTCTTTATCGCGTTTTACTGCATACCGAGAATAATCACGATTACTATAAATTTGAGTATATTGTATTTGTTTATGTATATTTTTTAAAACATCAATAGTATTACCTTTAAACATATATAACTGTGATCCATATTTGTGAAGATGCTGATTCAGGTCAATAAGAGATTGAATCATAAATTGAACAGCCGGATGAGAAAAATATTTATTTATTTTGGAATCAATCTGCTCTGGAGGGAATATGAAGACAGGTATGACATGTGTAGAATTCTTTATACATTCTAACAGTGCAGTATTATCATCAAGACGCAAATCACGATGAAATATAAATAACGAAACCATTTAAACCGCCTCTCTTATAAAAAAAACTGAAAATCATTTTCAAATTTTATAGGGTCTACTACCCCCTCTCTGGTATTCTTGTCTGTAATGGAATTACTGATACCGTGTAATGACAACACGGGAATATACGTTATAAATGCCGCTTTGTGTTATATCTAATCCAAGAGTTCCTGTACCATTGCAATATGTAGCTAATATAAATGTAGTAGCCTGTGTTAAAGCTAAAACTGTTGCAATACTGGATTTTGTAGCTGTCGATGTAGATCCATTACGTTCGGATGTGCCATAGACATTTATACTATTGCCACTTGTCGATGATAATACTAAACGATGACCAGTTGTGAGTGCAGCGGACCCTTCTGCGATAATGTAATATGTACCTATTTGTAAAGTAAAAGCATAATTATTTAAATTAGCGCCTACATTTAAACTTACAGATGTTCCAAGAGCATCAACCATTGCAACAGTTAGTTTTCTAGTTACTGAACTACCAGAAACTGCAGCTGAACCATTATTACCACTTGCAACTTGTTCTTCTAATATTGCCATAGGAGGAAGACCCAAGAATGCTGGTGTATATGTTACACCACTCGCACCTAATGCCGTAATTGGTGTTGAATATAAATGTAATTGTGACAAAGGATTTGTAGTACCGATTCCGACATTTCCATTATTTTTAACGATAAATTTAGTTACTCCAGCACTTTGTGTTTCTAATACATCCCCTGCACCTATTTGATTAACTAATAAAACATCAGAAGCACTATTGGCATAAATATGAAGTTGTCCATTGGGCGAATTTGTACCGATACCAACGTTGCCACTCGATATAATACGCATACGTTCGACCGCATTTGTAACAAACCCAAGAGTTGCAGTAGCTGGATTATATAACCCAGTAGTAGTATTATTTGTCCAAGAATATCCTGGGACACCTATAGTATCACTCGCATTTACTTGAAATTGCGAATTACATTGTGTTATATAATTAAAATTTGCAACTGATGCCATATGTATCTCTCTAATAAACGAGAGGAAAAAATGATACTCTAAATAACGATACCAATACACTACTGGGCAAGAACAATCTTGATGCGAGATTATTAAATGGACGCCGTTAAGAATGTAAATGATGTATATACATCTATTGCTTCTGATTTTGATAAAACACGGTTCTCGCAATGGATTGGAGTGAGACTTTTCTTAGATACATTGCCCGCGAATAGTCTACTAGGAGATATAGGATGTGGAAATGGCAAATATTTATCATATCGCAAAGATATCAATGTACACGGGACTGATATATGCGAACCTCTCATTATTATTGCAAAAAACAAAAATGAATCTGCAAATATTATTAGAGCAAATGCATTAATGTTACCATATCGTGATAAATCATTTGATAATACGATAAGCATTGCCGTATTACATCATTTTACTACAATAGATGAACGTGTCAAATTTCTTAAAGAACTTGCAAGAATAACAGTGGGAAATATTATGATATCTGTATGGGCTACTGAACAAACTGATGCCCGCAAAAGTAAATGGCGCCCTATCGGCCCTATCGGCAACGGGAATAATGACTATATTATCCCATATATGACAACAAACCGTAAAGAAACATATGATAGATATTATCATTTATTCGAAAAAGAAGAAATCATTAATTTATGTAAAAATATATTAACTATTCAGAAAATATGGTATGAAAAAAATAACTGGTATTTTATTTGCACTGACGTGTTGACCTGACCTCTAAATAATAATCGGTTTTTCGTGTCCTACACGTAAATCAACGTTTACATATACAGTATGTCCCGCTGCCTGCAAGTTTTTGCAGAAATTTACATCTTCACTGGAAAGATCCGCCAATTCCGTTCCATCATCTTTTTGGATCCTCTGAAGTTCACCATCAAAGAAAGGATATTTCAAAGTATTTAACACTTCTTTACGTACTGCAAAAAAACCCATACCAACATATGAAACCTCCATAAACTTAGAACCAGTCTGTGATTTCCAATTTTGAATATATTCAGGCGTTAAAAACTGGAAAGAACCATTCTTCGCAAAATGGTCAGTATCCCAATCTTTAACAATTACAAGAGACTTGCAATCAGACATCATATAATAACCCGCAACTACTGGATGAATATCAGTGTTTTCAATAAGTTCAATAATATGTTCTGGTGTAAATACAATATCACTATCAATAGTAATATATACATCATATTCCATATCATTAAACGGTTTTTGGTCTTTTCCGCGAAGAACGTCTAGACCCAGAGTTTTCATACGAGCAAATGAAACAAAAGATGATACACCTGGTGCAACAACAACCTCATATTTACCAGATTCCCATAAAGCATATAAAGTACGAGTCCATGAAATTAAAAAGTTATTACTGAATGATGAACCAGGAATACCGAGAATTACTCGCTTTTTACGTTGCTGCTGCGTATCATCCATTACTGGATAAATGATTATATAAATTTTCTATACGTATTAGTCCTTATATACTTTTTATTATTTACTTTTTATTTACTTTTACTATTTATTTAGATTTATTGTATACTTTGTAATATTCTGTGTTCTATAATAATCAAAAAATGTATAAGTAGTATATAAGTGGGTATAATGTCATCAATATTGGGAACTCATGATTTGGATATATTTTCGGCAACTGGCGGGCCAGAAGTAGCTACATTTGGAAATCAAAATGCCGGCGTACAGATTCGGTTTTATGATCAATACAGTCAAAATGGTGCCGGAGGATATTTAGCTGGTATGAATAACTCTAATTTCTGGATTATTAAAGATGCAGGAAGTAATGCTCAAGTTGGCATTGGTACCACATTGCCAACACCTGGTGCTACTCTTCAAGTTCAAGGTACTCTATTTACAAGTAATATAGGTACTTATAATTCAAATTCTAATATATACTTTAATAATCAAAATGTTATGGGTGTCAGTAATATTGTATTTAATGGAAATTTAATAAATGCAAATACAGCTACATCCTTCGTAACGAGTCAATGGAACACAACCACAAACAATGATATACAATTTGGAGGAAATGTAGCTATTGGGGCTACAAATATTACCAGCTTCGGTACAGCATGTAATTTATTAGTGGTCGGAAATATGTTAATAACTGGAAATGTAACTGCAAGTAATTATGTTAACCAAAATGCCGTTCTTGGAGTATATTCATCTGCTACTATATATAATCCCGCTGGAGACGGCTCTAAAACTATATTAACAAATGACCCCACAACCGCTAACTGTGTCTTATATTCCTTTAATTTAGGTCCAGGAAGATATATTATAACTTCTACAATTCCCTATCAAAATCTTACACCAATGATGGCTCTTGATACTGCTAATTGGGGTACCGTTGGATTATATCAGGCTACTCCGCAAACACTGACAACTACAACTGTTCCAATACGTTATTCACAATTGTCCGCCATCGGAAGTTATATATCAACGGATCTCGAAGCAATCTCATTTTCATGGTTCCTTGATTCCACTACAATTAATCAGCCCTCTTACGTCATTGCCGTATTTGGTAAAGGACATCAATTGAAATTTGCACCATCTGGATATAATTTCCCAGCTCCCACATTATATACAGTTCCAATGAGAGGTATTGGATATGATGATATAATTAGTGTAAGACAGGCATTACAAATAAATCCTGTTCGTTCAACACAAGTATTAACCGGATATAAAACAGCGTTTCCAGTTGCAGGGAATGGATATTTAACTGCCGCAACATCAAATGTAGATTTCTATGTAAATGGATCTAAACTCAATTCTCTGAGCGATTATACACTATCTGCTGCAGCTTTCGATGGCACAACTACAAGTTGGACTATTAATACAACAACAGCTATAGCTACAAATTCTAAAGTCGATATATTATTATGGCCTCAAGTAAACCCCGCGAATTCTTCATTCTATTCATCCGGATTTCTATATCAACAAATTAATACATCTTCGAGTCCATGGTTAAATGTAGCGAGTGGTGGTGTTCGTTTAGGAAGTAAATGTGTCATTGATGGTGACCTCTATGTTCAGGGAAATATATGGGGCGGATGCAATACAAATGCTTTTACTTCTACACTTCAATATACTGGAAATGCACCTTTTAACATTGCTGCAAATACAATAGGCACGGGTAATCTTATTAATGGGGCTGTTACTCCTGCAAAAATGAACTTTTTAAACAGTGGTGTAACGCTAAACACTGTAGGCACGAATTTTATTATGGGAACTTCAAATATTATAGGAAGCATCGGAATCGGAACAACATCATTAAATTCGACATATACTATGGAATGTTATGGTTTAGCTCATATTGGAGGAGGCTTATATGTTGATAATTTTATACAAACACAAAGTATAGTTTCACCTACTCTTTTTCAAGTGAAATCTGGTGCAAATTCGTTAAATGCATTAAATATTGTTGGTGGGTCAACATTTAATACTGGTTATGTTGGTATAGGCACAACGGCACCTGCATCGAATCTACATGTCATTGGTAATATGTATGTTCAATCTACTGCTGGTTCCAACACTATACAAACAGATGTTTATGGGAATGTAAATATAAGCGGAAGTTTAAATGTTGGAAATATGGGTATATACAGAAACCGCATAATCAATGGTGATATGAGAATATCACAGAGATTTGCCGCAGGTACAAATATTAATGTAGGAAATAGTGTGAATACATATTTGGTTGATCGTTCTTATACATTCCAAAATGTATCAACTGGTCAATTGCAACTTTTACAAAATACACTCGTAAATACTGATATACCATATCAATATGGATTTAGATATTCATTAAAAACAACAGCAACTACTGCTATTTCTGGTGCAACTATTACAATAAATGGAATTGCTCAAGGAATTGAAGGTTATAATATAGCTGATTTAAATTGGGGGTCAGTATATGGTCAGCCTATATCTGTTTCATTTTGGTTCAGAACAAATGCCACTGGAAATATTGGTGTGTCATTAAGTTACACGGGAACATCACCTGCATCATATTATACAGTATATTTTTCAGCTTTAGGAAGCAGTACATGGCAATATGTAACACTATCAAATATACCTGCACCTCCTACAGGAACAGCAGCGAATACTACAAATACCGCAGCATTAACAATTAATATTGGTAGTTTTACAAATCAAACCGTGTCATCTACAACTGGATGGAATACAAGTGCGGCGTATTCTTCATCTTCAACAAATTGGGCAGGTACGCTTAATAACTATATTGAAGTAACTGGACTCCAATTAGAAAAAGGGACAATCGCTACATCTTTTGAGTTCCGTCCGATTCCAATAGAATTAGAGATGTGCCAAAGATATTACGAGACATCTATTGATATGGGATATGCAGCAGGTACTTCATCTGTTACAACAGGTACCGGTGCAATGTATTATACAACAGTTGCAGGAATTTCAAGTTTATCATATGGTATGGTATCATTTAAAGTTCCGAAAAGAGCAATAACAACTGGTAATGTTTCTACATATGCGCCTGCTGGTTCAACATCTCCAGTATGTACATTTTATGTAGGAGCCACAAATACTGCAGCACAGGCTGTTGTTATAGCTTCTGCTTCTACAACCGGGTTTAACTTTACAATTGCATCTGCAAATACTGGTGTAGCTGTAATGTCATGGGTAGCATCATGCGATTTCTAGAGAGGGCTGTGAGCGCGCGAATTAAAATAAATATAATTTGTAAAGAACTCGCGAGAATGTTGCGTATATATATAATTTTAACTTTTTACTTATTTATTGTACTCTTTTATTTATTATATATCAATCATATGGTATCGTCTTATACCGAAGGATTCAGCGGAGTAGTCGTTACAAGTCAAGATCCTGTAGGGCAATGTTTTGAATGCGGTGTATTTTATTCTAAATTATTAAGTATACCAGATGCAACGCAAATAATGCAAGAAATAACAGCGATAAATGGGTTATATGATTCATTCTTTGCGTCCTTGGATACATTTCTTCAGGAGGAACAAACTATTTGTGCAAATGTAGCTACAATTTTTGATTTTATTGATTGCATGACAAAATATGTCAATGATTTATCATGTCCTGTTGGCTTTACACAAGCAGATTGTGTAACTCGCAGTAATTTATTGTCGACTATAATATCTAAAGCATCGCTCTGTCCGCCTGATAATGTTACATGTAAGACTTTAAGCGATTTTATTGCAAATTTAGTAACAGTTATAGCATCTATAAAAGAAGATTATACAACGTGTAAAAAGAATTTTGCTGCATCTGATAGTGCGTGTGTTAAACAATATGTTACATCTATAACAACAAATATTAATGCAAATAATAGAACAGCAAATAAAAATGCAAATGATAATGTAACGTTAGTAACTCAAGCAGATCTCAAGAAAGCCTTATTTGAAAATACTACATATGTAACGACTCTCGGATACAAGGGTTAGGATTATCAATAAAAATAAATATAAATATAAATATAAATATAAATATAAATATAAAATAAAAAATGAAAAACTTTATAATATAATAAAATAAAAATGCAAAAGACTATGATTACACCTGGGTCATCTGTTGCTATGCAATTACGTGGAAGAAATTTGCTTGTTAAACGTCAAGCAAAGTTGGAAGCAGCGGCGGCAGCAGCGGCGACTGATAAATCTAGGAAACCGCTACGGTTAAATATAAAAGCGGTATTGAAAGATGGTATTGAAATAACAGCGAAATATATGGGATACTTTGTATTACTAACAAGTACATTTAATTATATTCATTATGTAAATCTCAATCGTAAAATAAAAGAATTTCTAAATCATACAAAAGATAACCAAACCAAAAACAACGACCAAACAAAAGACAATAACCAAAGCGAGAAGAAAGAAAAATAAAACATTATCGATAACAAACATCATAATTTACATTATTAGTCTCGAATGTATCTTTTATTATTTTAGCGGCAGCGGCGCAATCAAATTTTGGATTACAGCAGAATATATCCATATATGCAGTATTTTTTTCAGGATATGTGTGAATTGACATATGAGACTCGGAGAGTACATAGACATATGTAGCGCCAAATGGAGAAAATTGGTGTCCGGCTTCTGACACAACGTGAAGATCACATTTCTCTATAACAACGTCCAAAAGCGGTTTAATGCCCTCAATTGTATTAAATACGCTTGGATTTGGGATATCTTTAATATTTATTAACATATGAGTTCCAATCGGCTCCATATTGTTCTAAATATGAAGTCCTATTTTTTTTAAGCCATATAATATTATAATGTATATAATCTTTAAGTAATTTGTAAAGGCCGTGAATCGTAAACCTGAAATTAATACTAAGAATATTAATAGAAAAATGACATTGCATGATGTGGGGTTCGAACCCACGCCCACGTAAGTGGAGAGGATCTTAAGTTACAGTATTATATTCTTGCTCAGAATATATTCCACCGCGTTAGACCACTCCGCCAATCATGCCCGGAATACCACCGCATTATAATGCAGTGGATGGTGGATAATTTCCACCATAATATATATAAGTCACATATCCTTAAATACTTTTGGCCATTTAAGAGAATGTAAAGAATGTAAGATTGGGTGAGGGCTACACCTGATTAAGCAATATAAATATTGTCATTATCGTCATTGCCGCCGCCTCCTCCTCCTCGTGGTGGACCTCCTCGTGGTGGACCTCGTGGTGGACCTCGTGGTGGACCTCCTGGTGGACCTCCTGGTGAACCTCCTGGTCTTGAAGGAGGTCTTCGTGGGTTAGGAACATTTGGTAAATCTTTACCAAATATTCTACCATTAAATCCCAATTGAGGATTAGTATCTGGAGGACCACGAGGAAGATTCATAAATGTATTTCTATTGGGGGGCCTACGAGTACTATCATAATCTAATGATTTAATAAATCGAAATGTATCTAATGCATCATCTATTTTATTTTTATCTTCACGTATATTTCCAAACATTATTAATTTATTTGCTATTATAGAGTTTGTTGTATTTGGTATTTTAACATCAGGGTTAATATTATCTAATATGAACCCTGATAAATTAAAAACTGGATCATTTGTTTCATTCAAAAATTCAAAAATTCTTGTATTTTTATAATATTTTGGGGTATTATAAAGACCAGAGTCTCTATAAAAATCTCCTATTTTAAATATTTTTTCAACAATATCAACTGTTGCTCCAATAAAATAAGATTCTTCAAGTAGATTGGTCAAATACTCATATTCTGCTATAATTCTATCCAATACTAAAATTAGATTTTTAATGGTGGTGGATTCATCTCCAATGGTTCCATTTTTTAGTTTTTTTGTTGTATAGGATATTGATGAATTAATATATGCTGATGCTGATGGTAAAGGTTGGGCTTTTTCATATTGTCTTGGTTTCGGTAAATCTGTGCAGTTTTTATTATATAAGTTTACTTTTTGGGATAAATCGCTAATATTTTTAATTGTTATTTTATATAATTCTTCATTATGTTTATTTATATCAATAATATCAATAATATCAATATTCGTATTATAGTTTAATTTTACCTTATAAGGTGCCCTTAATTTTATAAATTTTTCTAATTGTTCATTTCTATTCGTTACAGTACTTTTCCGATTACTCGTTGTTACCCATTCATCTTTTCGTTCTGCTTTATTAACTCTATTTACATCTTCAATTTTTTCCCATTTTGTATTATTTGTATCACTAAAATCTGGTATTCTTTCCCATGGTTTTATATCTGTTCTTAAATCTTTTCCTTTTAAATCTTTTCCTTTTAAATCTTTTCCTTTTAAATCTTTAAAATCATCATAGTTTTTAAATTGTAATATAGAAATTATAGGCGTTTTTATTAAATATGTTTTTATTGATTCATAGTCTGCTTTTATTAAATTACATAATTTTTTTCTTATATCTATTAATTTTGTCCAGTGGTAATCTCTTTTATTCCTTAAAATTTCAGATGGCGTTACTTGAAGATCATAAATAGATCTTCTTCCATTTGTATTTGTCATATTATCAACAATATATTGACTACTTTCTAGACCAGCCATATCAATAAATGATATATATATTGTATTTCCATTTGTAAATACAATTTTAATTCGAATAAGTAAATGACTTCTTGAACTATTATTATTATTTGGTGTCCATTTTATTGTTCCATTCTTTTTTCTATATTTTTGTAAATCTGTAAGTATCGTATTTATTTGCGTTTTCGTGGTTTGTATATTATTACCTTCTAAATCATCATTTCCAAAATATATTTTATATTTGTCTTTAGCATCTTCAATATCCATTTTTAATCTTCTATTAGTATCATTAATATCAAAAAAACCTATATATTTTTTATTAAAACCATAACAATTGGCTAATCTTGCCACTATAGCAGATCTCTCATGGGCTGGTCCTATTCCTCCTCCTATTAAATTATCATATTCGTCTTCATATTCATTAATATCATTTCCTCCTCCTCTTGATTGTCCTTGAAGAAAAACTATAGGAAAATTTTCAATATCACTTGGAGTATTAAGTTTTGTAACAGATGAACTTTTACCATTTGTATCTCTTATAGATACAGTTGTTACAGTTTGATTACTTAAAAAATCTGTATCATAAAGTTCAGAATCTTTAGTAATATATTTTACCATACATTCATTTATATCAACTATTTCAAATGATTTTATTTTCTTGTCATATAGGTTATTGTTTAATTCTGTAATATGATTTAATATTTGAAAAAGTAATCCATCATTTCCAGGATTATTATTATTATCTATATTAAATAATAAATATGTTTTACCTGATCCCGAATATCCATAACCAAAAACCATAGTCGATAAAGTTTTTGGAGGGTTACTAGGAGCAATCATGTCATCAATAATCTTTTTTAAAGTATTATCATATATTTCTTTATTCGTTTTAGCCTGATCGAATAATTCATTATATGAAATTCCTTTATATAATGGATTAAATGCGAGTATTTTTTCATCGTCAGATTTTGTACAATATTTACTTTCATCGAATGGACCATCTATTTTAATTCCATCATTTGGCTGCATAAGATTAGGTAATTGTATTTTATCACCATCATCTTCCACTGGTTGTCCGCCTATTTTTAAATATACCTTAACTCCTCCAAATAATTTTTCAGTTATACTATTAAAATCTTCATTTAAGTCTTTCTTTAATTTGTCTATATTATCTAAAATTCCTAGTGGCAGCCCTGGTTGCCCTGGTGGCGGAAATAGAGGAAATTTCTGTTTATATTTAAAAAAAAATTCATCAAAATTAATATGCGGCTGAAGATGATTTGCTGCTTTATATTTTAATAATTCTTCAACTATTTGGTCATCATTTTTAGTAGCGCTATTATTTATATCATCTAAATTTACATTGCCAAAATCTTCGCCAAATAATAAAGGATATAAAGATCCGAAATTTATTTTAAGTTCTTCTATTTGACTAGGAAATAAAGTTTTTACAGATCTTCTATAATTAGCTATTTTTATAGAATCATGATCAAATAATTTATCGTAATTATTTGCCTTAGGAATTATAAAATCGTCATATAATTCTTTTTTAATTAACCTTTTTTCATATTCTTTAATAAAATCTACTAATACACTTTTATCTTCATTAAAATCTCCATTATCTGAAAATAAAGATTTAAAATAATTGTTTATACCAGTTGTTGTCGCATCATTATTATTATCAAACACTTCTCCATAATTTATTGAATTATAAATATCACATAAATTATCTTTAATAAAGAAAAGAGGATCCAGATCTGTTTTAATTATTTGTATTAAATTAATTAAATCTCTTCCATCACCATCATTCTTATTCTTGAAAAATATATATTTTAATAAGAAATATATATTAAGTAAAATATTTATTTTTTCATATAAAAGTAACCCATCGGCTTCGTTAATATTATTTATACCTTCATATAATTTTAATTCTTTACATGTATCTTTTAAATTATTTAGATTCTCATGCAAAAGGTTTTCTCTGTAGTAATATTGTGTTATTCCTTCGTGTAAAATACTATCATCACCATTTGTTTTTTCTTCTGATATTATTATTTTCCATAATAATAACATTAATGAACAAATTATTGCAATCATTTTTTTTATACATTTTTTATTATTACCATCATTATCAATAATATTGTTGTAGAAATCTTTAAAAAAACTTTTACACCTATCATAGTCTTTATTTGATTCTAAATCTATAGATACTATATTATTGTTATAACTTAATGTAAATTTTTTACTAGCAAAATTTTCTTCATATGAAATATCACAATTATTTACTACATCATTTGGTAGAGGATTTAACAAATTATATAATTTACCCTTTATAGCAGGGTAATCAAATAAAACTTGAGTATTTTTATCTATAAATATATCACAAGGATCTGGACCATTATTTTGTTCTTGCTGCATGTACTATATACTTTACAAAAAATAAAGATTTAAAAAATAATTTAATATACATCTGTGAATTAATCTAATGGAGCGCCGAAATCATTATTTATAGGTGCTGCTTCTGGAGCAGATTCTTCTTCGACACCTTCAGCAACAGTGGTATCGGCAGCAGCGGCAGCGGCGGCAGTCTCAGCAGCGTCTTCAGAATCTAATTGTGCTGCGACGTCAGCAGATTGTGCGACTATTTCTGCAGCCTGAGCGATTAAAGCATCATTGCGTTTAACACTCAGTCTTTCTTCTAATTTATTTACAGTTTGGGATAATTCTTCGAATTTTTTCACAAGCATATTTACAGTATTTTTTAACTCAAAAAAATCTCTCATTTTTATTCTATTAATAAGCAAACAGAATATTTATTTTAAGATATATTTGATACAATATTTATTTTAAGATATATTTGATACAATAAGTTTCGTACCTTGAGAACCATTCTTGTTTTTACCAGGATACGCTGCAATAATATGATTTATATACAATTCTTTTATGAAAGGTGTCTCTTTTAATATTCCCAGACATTTCGACCTACTTTCCGAAAAAACTCTAAATAATTGTAAATGGTCGGCCTGTGTAAATTGATGTATCGCATCATTTTTAAAGACTTCATCATCAGGTGGATCTATAAATATGAAATTTTCGGGATTATTATATTGACTGAAAACTGATAAATAATCATTTGACGTTATTGTCGTATTATTTAATGCATTCGAATATTCCGGGTTTATGAGAGTATTGCAATCTATATTTTGATTATTTCCATACGCTACATTAAACAGTCCTAATTTATTAAATCTTAACATAGACCTGTGACACGTTTTTCTCAAATAATAGAATTGTGATGCCTGTTCTACCGGTGTTGCCGGGCAATAATCATGTAATATATGATAATATGTTTCTTTATTGTTCTCGTGTGTATCCATAAAGGTTTTAATCTCAGCACCTTTACCATCTTTGATTTGTTGATAAAAATTCATCAAATCTTCATTTATATCATTCAATAGAGATGGAATTCTGTTCGTTGATAAATAAGATGATAGATAGAAAAACATAGAAGCGCTTCCGGCAAAAGGCTCAATATAAATATTATATGAAATTGGTAAAAATGGCATTATCATATTTATATCGTATGTGTTATTTCTTCCCCAAGAAATAATTGGTTTCATTAAACTTACTCCGGATATTTTCCCCTAAATCAAATATTGCATTTTATATAGGAATGGCTATATGGTTCTTTGAAACTCTATGTGTCGAATATTCCGATGACTTAAAATTAACACGTATATGGAAAGAATTAGATAGTGAACCACATAAAGTTGTTTGCATTAAAAATATGAATGATACATCTATAAATATTGAAGACCTGCAATATTGTTATAAATATTATAGAGAAGCACCACCAGATATAAGCCAATCTTTTATAAATACAAAACTCCCTGAAAATACAAAAATATTCTGCAATTGGGAATATAATGGAAGGGAATCCTTCGAAGATTTGCAAATAAGTCCTCGCACATATTCAGATGTTTTCGCAGAAGCATTCGAATTAAATGGTATCGGAAAAAAAATAAAATTATATTTAATTGAAAAGAATAAAATATTATTTCAATTCATTAAATAGATCATTAAATATATAAGTTGAGTTAAATTATGTTTTCAACTTATTCAAAAATAAATTAAAAGCATATTATAAGTAATGCCGTCATCTGCTGAGGCGGAAGGAAATACCGAAAGAAGGGCCGAAAGAGGGACGGAAGGAGGAGCGGAAGGTCGAGGAGGTATTCGGAAAGAAGGAAACAAATATATAAATATAGCTACAAATTCAGAAATTAAAAATAAAGAAATTTTAGAATATATAAAAAGTTTACATATCCCTCCCGGATACAAGAATGTTCGGATTTTTAATAAAAATAGTAAAGTACTTGCATATGGATACGACAATAAAGACAGAAAACAGACAATATATAATAAATCATTTATTGAAAAACAACGTGAAAAGAGATTCGCTAAAATCATGAGATTAAATACTATTTTCGCAAAAATACAAAGACATATTAAAAAAAATATTCAAATAAAAACACTCAATAATCATGGCACTCATGCTACCGGCACTATGAAAGCGAGTTTAATATGTCTTATATTACAAATAATGATTCTATGTAATTTTCGTATTGGATGTGAAAAATATGCACGCGAAAATAAATCATATGGTCTCACAACTCTCGAATGGAGTCATATTCATTTCCTTCAAAATGGGAAAATTCATATTAAATTTATTGGGAAAAAAGGAGTATGTAATGAATCTATTTTACGTGATAAAGCAAGTATACATTTTCTTAGAAAATTGGCAGCAGAACATCAACATAATCAATATAATGTCAATGGCAAAAAAGATATGCGAGTTTTTAAATATATCGACGGAGAAGACCGTATACATCATATTAATGCATCAGATGTCAATGAATATTTACAGAAATTTGATAAAGAATTAACGTGTAAAGATATTCGCACAGCTATGGCGAATTATTTATATATTAAATATCATACCGAAGATGCTGAAGGAGCCGGTGAAAATGGCAAAAAACGTCAGATAAATGCCATTAAAAAAGTAGCTGAAGAATTACATAATACACCAACAGTATGTAAAAAGAGTTATATAAACCCGGCAATTCTTAAATTCTGAGCGTTCTAGGAGTCCTAGGAGTCCTAAGAAGAATTTTCAGATTTGTAATTACTATTCGTATGTTCATCAGATGCATATACCGCGTTCCCAGCGTTAAATATTGCTATCAATTGTTGACTTGGTATTGGCAATAAAGACGGACACGGCGATGATACATACATTGCATATAAATCTTTGCGATTTCTTATCATTTTTGTTTTATTTGTTTTATAGATAGTATTCTGGGTTTTATTTTTTGGGTTTTATTTGTTTTAGTTTTATTTGTTTATAAAAAATCATTTTTTCATATTTTATAATCCTATTTTATAATTAAGTGAGGTGTATTTATGACTTCTCAAAGTGAACAAGTATCAGATATATCAAGAGCTGCATATAGCATAGTAAAAAATATGATATTATATGGATGTATTTTTGGTGGTCTCATAATAGTTTTTCTATCACTTATAGTTCGCGATACACAATTTATACAAGATAATCCCGGTAAATTTGGTATAGAATTATTTTTAATGAGTGTTCTTGCATCCCTCCCACTTTTTTATATAGGATACTCGCGTGATTTATCTTTATCAACAACCTTAATAAGTTTTCTTACACTTATGGTACAGTGCGGAATAATACATTTATTATTACAATTATCAGGATTTTATACAAATCTTTTTGCAGAATAAAAAATGATTATATTTATATATTATTATAACAGGCAATCACGTGGATGCATATAAAGAAAATGTTGAGTTATTTCTCTATTCCGGTTGTTAAAGATGATAAGATTGTCTATAAACGCATACCTGTTCCATCGTCTTCGGATGATATTGACAAAATAGTTAAAAACACTGATGTCGATTTTCTAACAAATCAACTGGATAATTTCTCCGTTGATACATCAAAAAATAATAAGTAAATATTAAATAGAACAGCGTAATTTAATGAAAAAGGGGCTTGTTTACGGAAATGACGGTACTGCTTCTACAAAGGTTGCCGCTGTAAATGCAGCATGGCATTATAACTGGAACACAACTCTTCCTGCTGGTATAAGTGTTCCTTATGTTCCTCAAATTTGGGGTTTAAAAACACTCCCAATGATTCAAACAAATGGGTTAAATAGCGACGTTGCTGGATATGACCATGTTTTATTAGGATACAATGAACCAGACGGCGCAAAACAATCGAATATAACTGTTGCAGATGCCATTGCACATTGGCCGACTCTTGAAGCAACTGGACGTCGCCTAGGAAGCCCCGCAACAGCAGGAAATCCCACTGCAGCAAATAGTTGGTTATCTCAATTTATGGCATTAGCAAAGACAAACAATTACCGTGTTGATTTTATATGTGTTCATTGGTATGCCCCGCCAAATGCCAAATCTTTCTTAGCAGAAATTGATGCTATTTATGCAATGTATCAATTGCCAATTTGGATCACTGAATTCTCTCCTGCTGACTGGAACGCAACAGATACAACTCCCGCTAAATTTACTTCCCAAGATGCTATCAATTTTATGAATACCGTCATACCTGCATTAAATTCACGCGATTACGTTGAAAGATATACCTGGAAAACCCGCACCACCGAAGATGTAAACCTCGGTTTTGCAGCACTTTTCAATGATGACGGAAGTCTGACTGCTGTTGGCGAAACATACGCAGGATTATAGACTTCATAGACTTCATAGACTTCATAGACTTCATAGACTTCAAATTGCTTGTTGTCGATTATACGGTATTATTTTTATTCATTTTTGTAGATATCTAATTTAAGTAAATATGGCGTAAATTTGTGGGTTTTTTGTACAAGATTTGTAGCTATGATAGATTATAGAACCAACGCATAATAGATAATATGCGTATAAAGGTGGTTTCGATTTAAATTTATTTTTCTTTAATGAATAATATACTAAAAATAATCCTGGGAGCATACTGATTACTTGTAATACTTCGGCAATCTAAAAATGCCCCGCGGAGGAGGCCATTTTTATTCTTTAATTTGTAGCTATATTTTTCTATTTTATACTTTTAATAAAAATTTACGCGCTTAATATAATAGATATAAATATGGAATCATACAAAAAAAAGTCTAATAAATCATCATGTGTTTTTCCAAAGGAAAAAGATATCCCATCATATTGTGAGTTGAAAATTATTAATGGAATTAATATCCCTTTAGATTCAAAGAGAATTATAAAAACATTATATGAATATGAAGAGGGAAAAGGGAGTAGTAAAACATCACATAAAATAGAACAAATAGGCGGTAAAATTACTTATGAGGCAGAAATAAAAGCTGCAAATATTTTAGTTAAAATTGACGCAACACAAGAATATTTCTTATATCCTTTAGGTGGTTGTACAGTAACACTAGCTTCTAATGAAGACGTAGTGAATTCTTTACATGATAAATGTAAATATGGTAATATAAAAGAAAAACCAAAATTTGTATATTTATTAGAAATGCAAAATGGTGGCCAAAATTTGTTCCAATTAAGAGATGAAAACCTTAAATATTCTGAAGCCCAAAGTAGAGAACTTCTCGATAAAATTTATGCTCTTTTAGATATATTGCATGCTAATAAAATTACTCATGGAGATTATAATCCAGGAAATATTGTTTTAGATAAAGAAACGAACACAGTAAAACTGATTGACTTTGCTACTTTAGAAATACATACAGATGAAAATGAATTTAAAAATAAACAAGAAATAGATATTGTTGGTTTAAAACATATACTTGAATGTATTGGACTGATTACAGAAGACTCTAATTATAAAAAAGCATTAATTAAGGTAAGTAATAGTAGAATATTAAAAAAAATTTCAATTGATGATATAAAAGAACATATAAACACAGAAGAAGAAAATTTTAGAGACAGACAGACTAATAAGAGGCGGCCGACGAGCCCAAAATATGGTGAAACCACACCTGCTGTAAAACTTACCGCAGAAGAAGAGGAAGAATTAAATAAATTATTTGGAAATGCAGGTACACCTACTGGAAGTCCTACTAGAAGTCCTAGAGCCGAAGGAGGTCCTTCGGGTACTTCAGGATTTGATAGCCCCCACCCCCCATCTGTTAAAAAATCTCGTAGAGGCGGCAGGAAAAAATGAATTAAAGGTAATGGCATTTGTTCATTTATAGATTATATAATGACAATAGATTATGCAAAAACAAATAGTTACTATTCCGTGGCATTTTAAGCAGTATGCGAAAGTATCATTTTTATACGTAAAAACGACTGGGAGAAATATATCTTTATTTCCGACATCTTTATATTTAAGAGAATGGAATCCAATACCACTTAAAATATATATATATAAATGTATAATAAAAAAGCATATAATATATAGTCGCGGGATTAAATATTATACTCCTTCTGAAGAAGAAACCATGCAGAAAGATTGTATTGAATTTATGAATGCAATAAATTGGCAACTTATTGCACAGGAGTGGACAGTTATTGAGAATAATTATGATATTGGGAAAGGAGATTTAGTGTTTCGCAGTGGAAAAACGTATTGTGTTATAGAATGTAAACGCCGGACAAATACAAAAGTATATGAACAGGCAAAATTCTATGGATCTTCATGGAAACTTCATTATGCTAAGAATGACGATGAATGCGTAATCTATGGAATCTGGACGCCGAAATCACAAGAAGTATTGGGTATACTTTACTCTGAAAGTGATGCACTCAATTTATGCAAAAGAAGAAAAATTAGAGACTAATCCCGTTGCGCGCGCCGCGCATCCAGGGTTATATCCAGGTTACACCATACATAGATCTACAGTGTATACTTTTTTACCCCAGCATTTTTGATATGTACTCCATAATACATAATGATAATGTGGTGGATATACTGAACCATCTTCGGGATTTTTATAGATAGATGGTTTTTTTAGATAAATGTATGCTATATTTTCACTATTTACTTCTGAAATTCCCGAATTTTGTAATCTGTCGTAGGCTTCTTTGCGAGGTAAAAGAAGACCTGTGCGTGACGGTTTAGATGCAAAATAAAATATTTTATCTCCCGGATGTTGTATTCTAGATGTTAGGGTCGTTTTTATACTATAATTAGATTGATGATATGTTTTAGTATTTTTAGGATATAAATTACTAAAATTTTCTTTTGGACGCATTCTGTTTTCTATTTCTCTCTACTAAATATACTAGACAATAAGATTATTTTATTTGTTTCATTTATTTAACTTGTTTAACAAGTTTCATTTATTTAACTTGTTTATCAAGTTTCATTTTTAAGTCAGCTTCGCCGCCTAAATATTTAGGTAGATTCGCCTTTGTAACTTTAACTTTCTTTGTTTTTTTATTGCCTTCTTTTTCGGAATATTTCCCTTGTACGTGACCCTTGCTATCTACTTTAGCTTCTAATGTTTTTATTGTTTTATCTACTTTACCATTATTATTTATCATAGAATATGAAGAATATTGAACAAAACTATTTTTTGGAAGAGATGTTGGCATTTTTCTATATATACTTTAGAAATTTTTATTGAGCGAATTGAACCTTGGTGATTTACTCTATTAGAGGAATATCTCCAACGTGTTGCGCGTCCGCGTTCGTGTCTTGGTTTGCGGCGATGTGTTCTGTGTCTTGGTTTGCGATTGTGTTTTGTTGCTCTTGTTGCTCTTCTTCGGGGAGATGACTGCTAGGCCACCAAGATAGATAAGGAGCGTGTTCTATATACAATTGAAGCATATCATGATCTTGACGAAGTATATCTTGTGTATGACTTTTTTTGCACATTATGCATTTAGATGTATTCATTATAGATGATACCCCTTCATGAAAAGCAGATTGCATACATAATGTGTGATATCTCGCATCACAGCATTTAAGTTTTAACATATACTTTGGAAGATCTTGATGACATATTATACAATGACCTGTATAGTTTTCATCATCTATAATTTCAATTTGATTAAATAGTCCCTCTATTTTCCATCCTTTATCTCCCATTTTCATACATCTATACCAAGGGAATTCTGGTTTATAGCAGAAGACTGCTGTGTGATTTATGATATCATTGAGAATTTTTACTAGAATAGTTGTTCTCATAACAGGATTATTTTCAAAAATATTTGGCAAATAATTTTCATATAAATTCTTAGATATTCTGATACCGGTTTTATTCATGATAAGTCCATTGCATTCAAAATCGATATTTCCAAATGGCACCTCACAATGTATGAGGTATGTCGGAATAAGATATACCATAAGGTCAAGAACAATTGGTCGCACGTTTCCTATTTTTTTTAAGAATATGTTCAATTGTGACCGAAATTGTTGACATTCTGAAACCAATTCATCAGAAAGAACAGTCGTGACATTGAAGATTGCGCGACGAATATTAGCTCTATTTACAGGATAAATGAGATATCTATCATGCCGCAGTTGATTCTCGGAAATTCCCAAAGTAGGAAAATAATCTTTTGGGTCTCTGCTAAAAACCTTTTTTATTTCACCAAATTGTTCTGTAATTCGCGCGATGAGATTCTCTTCTTTAGATTCGCAAATACATGCATCTATATCATCGGGAACAATCCATCTACCAAAGAGTTCAGGGAGATACTCCTTGTCATTATACATTTTATCGATATTTATGCGTTTATCGATACCTCTTGCTTCGTTATCTTTAAAAATATCCATAACTGTTTTATAAAACTTCATAGAATGGTCGTCATGCAAATATTTGTCACGAACAGCTCCCCCAAATATTTCACCATAATTGGAAATGATTGTATTTATAAGTTTATTTTTGAGTTTCCATTCCGCTTTATGTGATATAGAAGAAGACGATGGAGGACTCATGACAAACTCTTTTATAGGGAAAAAGAAAAACAATATTTCAATTTTTATAAAATTTATAAAAAAATTAAATTCTTATTATATATAAATGGATAATAATCTTTTTACTAAATTAATGAGAACAAATAATAGTGGTGTATCATCATCTAAATATATTATTATAGGAAATGTTCCTATAAATGGTCAATACAAGAATGTTAGTGTTGTTACACTAAATATTACTGAAGATAGGAAAATAGATTATAATATATTACCAACATTACAATATGATTCTTATTTAAAGAATTCTTCTTTAAAATATGAGTATGTAGATGTATATAATATAGAATTTTCTAAAATTATTATTGATTTAAATAAATTAATACCGTATACTTATACTATAGCAATAACACCATTTAGACTTGATACTGTTATAATTGATTCTAAACAAAATATATCATATATCGAAACTTCTACGACAGTAAACGTAGGAGATTATATATTTTGTGGAAGTAGAAATGAATTATATAATACATCTGTAAATAAAATTGTTGAAACATATAATATAATAAATAATTTTTTAATTCCTAAGAAAGTAACTAAATATATAGCAAAAATACCAGATCGTTTATTTGGTAGAAATAAGAATTTTATGGCTTGGAATTATAATAATAATAATAGTATAGTTTTTAAAGGAGATTATGTACAAAAAAATAGTGATGGTACATATTATCCGATTAGTAATAAACTTTTGCAACTTTATGAAAAAATAAATAAAAATGTACCTTGGCGCGGAGGTACACCCCCTAAAAAAAATAAAAAATGATATAATATAATTAAATTTATAATTAGTATTATTACTATAATTACTATAATTTAAGGATAAATGTATTTCTATTTTACAAGTTATCCATATCCAAAAACAGAAATGTTTTTGCGGCCATATATAGAATATGCAAAAGAAATATACAGCGAACTTGCGAAAATATATGAGAATATTTCACTCATTGAGCAAAAAAATAAAGAATATGATGAACGTTTGCGAAAAATCGAAGAGGGACTTCTTGATATGAAGGGCGATATTAGCAAAATTGAAAAAAATAATGGTGGTGGTCTTAAAATTAAGTTTTTCTAGACCTTTGCTTTGTCTTACTATTCATTTTATATAAATAATCTTATAGGTAATAGGAATTTTAGAGTATGCGCGCTTATAATGATTCTAATTTTTCTATAATATCTTCTATTGCACCACAATTATTTTTGTAATTTGCGATTTTTTTGCATTGTTCAATAAATTCAATATTATTTAATTCGCCTTTCATATAATTGCATCCACCGCAACAAGCAACCGAGTTTTCAATAGTATATCCAACTGTATTATTTTTACGGTCTATTCCATTTTGATGAGTTTTTTCTTTATTTTCTTTACCACAATATAAACATGGATTATTACGAATATTTGTAAATTCTTCTAATGTTAATTCGAAAAGAAGTATTCTTTTATTTGCACGATATTTATAAGAGTTATAATTTGTGCCTTTATAATTTTGAAATAATTCTGGGTAATATTCACCATTATCATTATAATATTTTGATATATGTTTACATTTCTTTATAAATGTATTTACATCTAAACTTGTTTTCATAAAATTACATACTTTGCAACAAGATACGCAATTAGATAATTTATAATGAACAGCACTATCCATACGGTCAATACCGTTAAGAGTTTCTTCTGATAAAAAATTGCAATAAAAACATGGCGAAGTCATAAATGTTTCACACACTTTATTTGTTAGAAGTTCATCCCATGTATATCCTTTCTTTGCAGCCTGCTGTTTTATTGAAGATAATCTGATATTAAAATTTTTGGTTCTATATTTTGATAAATGTTCTAGGTTATTATTTCTCCAATTTTTTGCAGAAACTGCATTATTTTTTAGAAATTCTTCTTCATTTTCTGTTCTTTTCTTTCGACGAAATTCAATATAATATTTCTTTTCATTTTGTCTTGCATTTCTTTTTTCAATTATTTCAGGTTTCTGTTTTTGTCTTGCATCTTTTTCACGACATTTCATGCAACATTTTACAGTAGTTCCTTGTTTTTTACCAATATAATATGTTGAATCTCTCCAACATTTACAATTAGTGCATTGTATTTTGTTTTTTTCAGTCATTATTTATGCTTGAACAAATAGAAAAAAGGAATTCATTTTTTATTGATTTTTGAAAATTATAAAGAGTAAAACTGTTTTTAAACCCTCTAATTGGAATACGCCAACGTATTCAACCCATTGTGTTCCGAATTTATTCAGAACACAACACTATCAGCTCTCCTAGTATAGTGAATGATGACACTATAAAATTCCTCTGATAATCCATATCTCTATGGGGACGGACTCTATCTTAAGCCATTTGTGATAATAATACAAACAGCCCATCGCCACTTAGTCTCTGAACGCGTTCCATAGCTTTTTATAAAAGCCTTAGGACTTCGCTGCGGATTGTCCCTACTATTAAGATTTTTACCATACCCATGAGTTTCCCCATGGTGCCATATAGCATGTTTCCATCTATAGGCGGTACTTAATATTTGACAGGAGTTTCCCGCAATTCGACGATGTTGCCCTTTATACACTTCTCACTTAGTGTATAAACATCATTTGACTAGCACCTTCTTTGTCAAGGTACTCTTGGAAGCATGGCGTGTTTTAGTAATTTTTATTAATTACTAAAGCTTATACCTCCCATTCCGCTCATGATTCTCAGAACGTTGTAGTTAATAGCAAACACATACAGGGAACCGGTACCCAGGCAAGTTGCGGATACGGCGGAGCCGAGTTGTGGGGTGTCTAATTTTAATACTGCGGTATCAATACGAGACATATTCAGGGAGCCAGATGGTTGATGTTCCTCTGGTTTCAGTGCGAAGGAATACACGTTAATACCACGGTTGTATGGTACATTCTCGTGGTGTTGGTATGGTTGAACTAAGGAGAAATAGTTACCATCGCGGGCATTGAAGCGGTCTTGGCCGTTGAGTTGGATATTGGTGGTGTTAGCGTTAATGTTCACTAAGTTAGATGCACCTGGGACGGAAGCAAGGGCAGATGTTTGGCCGGATTGCCATGAACCATTTAATGCGGTGAAATTGGTCCATTGGTTACCATTGGCGTTGATAGCATCGCAGCTAATTGCCCATACAATTTCCTTGCAAGGATGGTTGAAGTTCATCTTGTAACGGTAGTTGTTTTGGGTGATAGTCTCTACACCAGTGAATTGTAATTGTTCTATCAGGTATTCGTGAGATAATTGAGCGAAACGGCGACGTTCGTCAGTGTCAAGGTAGATGTAGTCTACCCACAGAGAGGTGGTGCTACCTAAATCGACACCAGTTGCTAAAGTGCCGGATTGCAGGCAATTGGCAGCGGATTCGAAATCGATATTGATCTTGACTTCGTGGTATTGGAGAGCAATCAGTGGCAGAGACAGACCTACATTGCGACAGAACCAGAATTCTAATGGAATGTACAGAGTGGTTGCTGGGGCATTTTCGAAGAGGGTATCTCCGGAACCGGTCATCAGGTCATAACCGTGGCGTTTGCCTAATGGCAGAGACAGTTGATTCCAGATATACATCCATTGTGGGTAGTGTTTGTCGATGCGTTGACCGCCGATTTCGATCTCAACATCTTGTAATAAGCGAAGACCGACGTAATCGACCCATTCTTTGTTGCCAGATAAAGCGGGTAATTGAGTTTGTAAATACATACGGTGGATTAAATCACCGTTGCGGGATATTTGGCAAGTCACACGTTTGCCGAAACCGCAGCTGCCATTGAAGGTATTTTCAATAGATTCAATGGCGAAATTGGTATGGCGACGATATACTACCTTGAAGAAAGTGATTTGTGGGTTACCGGTTAAGTAAACATCTTGGGCGCCATCGTGGCGATTTTTCGTTAAAATAGTAAGGTTCCTCGGGAGTATCCTTGAGTATCCTTATTATTTTAACGAAAACCTCTAAGTTTCCTTAGAGGACGGACTGTATCTTAAGCTATCTCAGGACGTCTAATCCTTCATTGATAACCCACTTCCGTTCAGTCTCTGACACCCTACCATAGACTAGACATAGCGTCATTAGGTAGTAAGTATGCGGATTGCCCAATCCTTTTCATTATTACTATACCTGAGTTTTTACTCTCAGCCAGATTGTACTTTCGTAACAATCCTTAGTAGAAAAGGCTCTAAGGGGTTTCCCGAACAACAAGAAGTGTTGCAGATAATTTACATTATCCACTAGCAGCTGCGACTAAAACGAGGTCGAAAGTGTTTCCCATAATAAGAGCTCGTTTTATTATGGACTGCTGCTTTTATGCCCTGGCGCCGATTAAAATAAATCAGATGTTAAGGCAACTAATTGAAGAAGACCACCACCCATTTTTGTTCTATAATATAGAAAAGAAAAAAATTAAAGATGATACAATTTTTATCCGGATTTTATAATTATATTTATATTTATATTTATAAAATACCATTTAAGAACTTCCATTTTATTTTATGTAATGTTTAAAGAAAAAACTTCGAAGAAACGTATTCATATATATGAATCTTCAAAGGATACAACTACTCTTGATGCGCGTCATTTAAATATGATTCAAACAATGCAAGAAGATAAAGCATCTATTACAGATCTTTATAAATTACACAATGAAACCGCAAATATTATTAAAGAAATAGAGAACAGGATAGCTACATTTAAAGAACTCGGGGATATTGAATCTGATAATTATAATATAGCTTGGACAAGTAATATTCTTTTTACAGAAAATAAAAGAAATATTGAGAAAAAAATACTTCATTTACAATCCTTTAAAGACGAAATTGATTATTACGAAAATACTGGAGATATATTATTTAAATATTATGATATTATTGATAAGCAAAATGCAGAAACAATGACACAAAACGTTATTCTTCCGCCAACAAAAGCTACTCGAAGTAGAAAGAAGAATCACATTCCTGCTTCTATAAATATCTTAGATGCCTTCAAAATCGCTTCCGTTCATTCTTCCGAAATTACCACCGAAAATAATTCTTCAAATGTAGCTATAGCTCCCATTATTGATAAAGCAACACTTGTCGCGGACTATTTATCTTATATTGACCCCACTGTTATTCGTAATAAAGCTGATGATACGCTCGGTCACTGTACTCATTGTAAATTAGAAATGGTTTGTATTCAACAAGATAGTGTTACTGTATGTCCTGGGTGTGGATATCAAGAATCTCTTTTAGTTGAACAAAATAGACCACTTCTACGACAACCCAATAAAGAAGCATCGCATTTTTCATATAAAAGAATAAATCACTTTCGAGAATGGTGTTCTCAAGTACAAGGCAAAGAAAGCACAGATATTCCTGAAGAGATTTTTGAACAGATTCTACAAGAAATCAAAAAAGAGAAAATACAAGACACACGTAAAATTACATATAATAAAATGCGTGAGATACTGAAGCGTCTCAGAATTAATAAATACTACGAACATATCAATTATATAATTAATCGCATTAATGGCGTGCCAACTCCTCACTTTTCGCTAGAACTTGAGGATAAACTATGTAGTATGTTCAAAGAGATTCAGGGCCCTTTTCTCAAATATTGTCCCAAGGACCGTAAGAACTTTTTATCATATTCTTATGTTTTGTATAAACTCTTTCAAATACTTGGGAAACACGAGTATTTACGTTTTTTTCAACTTTTGAAGAGTCGCGAGAAGCTATCAATCCAGGATCAAATTTTCAAGAAAATCTGCGAAGATTTAAACTGGCCATTTTACCCTTCACTTTAATAAATATTAGGAGCAGAAAAAATGAAAAAATGAAAAAATACTTAAGGATATGGATATTATATATATTTAAGAGGGTAAAAAATGGATATTTATGCGAAATTATGCGAAGAATTTACAACAGAGGAACAAAAAATATTTTTAAGTAACTTTCGGTGCTATTTGAACTATGATCAAGAGAAAGACTATGTAATAAATTTTGAAGATGCTGTAAAACACATGGGTTTTACACGTAAAGATCATGCAAAACGACTATTGTCAAAACATTGTTTTGAAAATATTGATTATAAAATATTGAAGAAAAATCTCCCCCCTTCGGGGGAGAAAAATCTCCCCCGCTCGGGAGAGCAAGATTCTGTAACAGAAACTCGTAATAAAAATTTTCTCCTCTCACCGGAGGAGAAAAATCTCTCCCCTTCAGAGGAGCAAGATTCTCAAACAAACGAAATTATAATAAACTCACAACATGGAAATAAAGAAACAATTATGATGACACCAAATACATTTAAAGATTTTTGCATGAAAGCAAATACTGAAAATGCTAAACGTATTCGCAAATATTATATAAAAATGGAAAGTATTATGTTTAAACATTTGAATGAAATACTTCTTGAAACTCAAAATAAGCTAAAAACTGCAAATGATAAAATTAAACTACTTGAAAATAAACGTCCAAGAAATCGTCATGAATTAGGACATGTCGTTTATATAGTTAAAGATTTCACTCAAGAAAATGTTTATAAGGTTGGTTCAACTGAAAACTTAAATACACGCGAATACGCATATCATTCTCATAATTCATCACGTAATAATTGTCGTATTATATATACAAAACGATGTAAAGATAAAAATGTCCTAGAAAAAACTGTACATTTCAAACTACGTGACTATATTCATGACAATAGACATGACTGGTTTAAAACAGATTTTGAAAAAATACGTAAAATAATTGATAAATCTCAAATACATCTTGATGATGAAGAAATGCCATTTACTATTGATGAAAATGCATTTAATACAAATATAGAAGAGACTCATTCATCAACAGAAAGTGAGAATGAAGAATCAATAATACCGGAAACTCATAATATTACAAATCCATTAGATTTTGAAAGATTTATAGAAGAATGTTGTATAATTGAAGATAAAGATGTATGTACTTCATGGATTGATATTAATTCTAAATACAGACTGTGGGCTAGAGCAACAAGAAATAATTACAAAGAACAATTGAGTGCATATCTATATAATAAAGGATTTAGTAAAGGATTAATGTATGACCCTGATACTAAATGCAATTCCCAAGCATTTTATGGAATTTCTATTATACCCGTGGAACCAATTAAATTATCTGAAAATCCTACAGAAATCGAAAGATTTATATTTAATAATTTTAAAGCAATTGTTACAGGTCGTGTATCAAAAAAAGATATTTTTGCAAAATATATAGAACTAAAAAATAAAGATGATCCTCTCTATACAAAAATTCTTCATAAAGATAAAAAAGTAATAAATTCATATTTTGAAAAACATTTTCTTGGTACAGAAATTCATGATGGACAAAGAATTCGATTCGGTTTCTATGGTGTATCTTTGATAGGAACAGCATCAGAAGCTATTGGAAAAAGAATAAATATGGGTAATCGAAATAAAATTGAACAAATTTCAAATGAAACAGGAGAAGTTATTAAAATATTTGATTCAATGACAGAAGCATGTGCTATTCTTGGATTAACAATAAATAAACTAAGTACATGTTGTACTCATAAAAAAGAATATAATGGATTTTTATTTAGAAAATGTGAATAGGTCTAAATCTCATCAATTGCTGGAAATAATTGCAAAATCCAGAGTGCATCTTCTTGTTTAATTTTTCTTATATTAGAAATGCATCTCTATATACAACTGTTAAAACGCCCCAATTTATCTTTTATACATTTTGCATATATCAGTGCATTTATATATACCCCTTTGGCACGACTAGTTGTATGAGCCGCATATTCTTTTGCTTCTTTATTTTTATTCACTAAATCTTTTAATTCAGTTACACTTTTCTTTGATAACTCTTCCTTATAATCTTGTAATAAAGCAGTTATTTTCTGTGTAGGCATTATTTATTGATATGCAGTTCTATTAATATATTTTATAAAATAAATAATTATATATATTCGCGACTAGATATTTCTTTCACAATTTTCAATATACTCTTTATATCTTTACATTTCCCAACTTCTATTGCTGTTTCATCATAATTATCTATATGAAATATTTCTAGTACCAATGAAAGTCGTTATTTACGACCACCAAAAAAATATAAAGTCGGCGTTTGAAATCTTCCTTGGTTTAAAATAGATCTACAAATATAATGTAAAATATACTTATATAAAGACTATTAACTATTTTATATAGATTCTTCTTTATACATCTTCAAAAATGTCTAAGGGTGTAGAGAAAGTTCCTGATAAACTTACTGATTCAGAACGCAAAAAGATTAAACAAGCAAATAAAGCTAAAGCTAATCCTAAGTTAACAGCCGAAAAACAAAAGAAAAAAGCAGAAAAGGGTGGCAACGGCGAACAATCAAAAACCCCTTTGACAGAAGACGAATGAATCAATCAATAAATTTCAAATAATACAGAAAAAATCAAAAATTTGAAATTTGATTATTCAATTTTATTAGAATATAATGGCGTATTCAAGTGATGATATATATAAACAAATTAAAGAATCAGTTTCTTTGAATCCTTCTATTATAAGTAATTTTCAATCACTTATAAATAATTATGCTTTATCTTTAGATAGAGTAATTGGACGAAATAGATTTATATCAGGGGAAATAGTAGAACATATATTTGGTAAATTCTTAATTGACTGTGGATTCAAAGATTCTAATGTGGAGATTGTTTCGCATACAGAAAAACGAATAGATATTATTGTAAATACTGTAAAAATATCTATAAAATCTTCATTCTCTAGTTCAGATGTAAGACTTATTAATTATTTGAATAAAGCATCAAATACTAAAGACTGGACATCTCCAACAGTAGTTATATATTCTTTGAAAAACATTCAAGGAATAGTACTACTCGATCCTTCAAAAATTTCATCTAAATATCTAAAAGAAAATAAGGATGCTTTATGTCTAAATCTTAATAAATTACTAAAAGAACAATTGAAAAATTTAATGAATATTCCTTTGAATCTTCTTTCTTTTAGCACAAAAGGTAGTTTGGGTGTAAATCTGCGTGATATTTCTATTCACCTTTCTTCATTTTTCTATGAAATTGATAACTTTAAATCATTTTCATTGTTAATAAAAAATAACACCAAAACACGTGTACCATATATTTCGAATAATGAATACACTCTAATTATGAATAAAATACCAAAAGAATATCATAATTATTTACTATCAAAGACAAATAAACACCTAAAAGAAAAATATTCTCAATCTCTTGCAAAAACAACATTAAAGATTTGCGAAGATAATGATTGCTTCTTATTCTGTAAAGGATCTGAAGTATTTGATGTATCAATATCTAGTATATTTAGTACTATGAAAATACACTGAATATACACATATCAATAATTCACAATATCAATAATTCACATATCAATAATTCACAATATCAATAATTCACAATATCAATAATTCACAAATGCATCTTTTGCATTTAATGTAGTATATTTAATCATTTTATCAATTAATTCTTTTGGCATTGATTTTTTTTTGGATAATTTTATATCCCATACATCCTCTCTATCTTTATAATTCATCGATAATCCATCCTCGCGATCGCTATCTTTATAAAATACTTCTCTATAAAAACTATGGTCACTTCCATATTGTAGAAATATAATATGAGAATGAGTTTCTTTACCATATTTACTTCTATACGGTGAATGATTCCATATTATATGATTAATAACTGTAAATTTATTAGATATAGATGATTCTTTTACAATTTTTAAAGCTGATAATAAAAATGTAGTGGGAATTACAATAAATATACTTGCATTATCATGTAATTTATTCTGTAAATTTTCTAAAAAATGTGAAGGCACCGGATTATTAAAATAATATATTGCTGTTTTCACTTTATTTGATGGATATTTTAATAAATTACTTTCATTTAGATTTGTATTTTTATAAGATATTGCCTTTCTTATAATTATTAAAGGTTTTAAATCAATATCTTTCATAAGAGATTTACGTCCATATACAAATGCTTTTTTATTCATTTCTATTCCACCAATATTTCTGTCCATGAGTTTAGCGACACGTAATGTAGAAAATCCTCCCATAAAAAGATCTATTATTGTATCTTTTGGTTTAGAAACATATGATATTAACATTTGTAATAAACTCGTAGGTAATTGATTTTTATTTTTAATTTCTCCAGTATGATATTCTCTCGGAATCTTCCATACTGTCTCTAGTTTATTTAATGGTAATGATATATTTATTGATGATTTACAAGCAATTAATATATGATAATGTGATGAAATAAATTTATGTTTAGTATATACACCAAAATTATATTTCCATATTATATGACGAATAATTTTAAAATTTACATTTTTCAATGCAGCCATAATATCATATAAATTAGACCATCCACTAACTATAACTAATATGCCATTTGTTTTTAAAATAATAGAAGCTTGTTCAATCCATTTATTAGAAAATTCAGCATATTCTTCGGGTTTTACATCGATATATCCAGATAACACATTATCTTCATTACGATTATAATGTTTATCTAAAGTATCTCCAAAAATACCATAAGGAGGATCACATATTATTGCATCAATACTATTATGTTTAAATAACTTAGATGGATCTTTAGTGCTATCACCTAAATATATCATCCTCTACTTTGACTTAATATAAAAACAGTTATTTGTAAAAAGGTATTAAAGATAATACAATAATAAATATACGCCGCCTCAAAACCCAATATTCAAAATGGGAAAGAAAATTCAAAGATCTCCTTATATTGTAAACTCTGCTACTGGAATGGTGACAGAAGATAAAAGAGAAACACTCGATGAAAAGAAGTATTTTCGAGTAATGCCACTTGATATGTCTGGAAATGGTGTTGAAAAACTTTATTTTGATAGTAAAGAACAATATCAAGACTGGCGTAGTAAATATATTAATGAAGATAAGTATAAATCTGTTGGTATTATTAATATTCCTGGATTGAATTCACTTTAAGACACCCTAAATCTTTAATCTTTGATCCTTGATCCTTTACCCATAAAAACAAAAATATAAAAATAAAATCACAATATATAAAAAAAATGATATTTTATAATTATAAGTGAATAATAATGTTACTTCCTATGCCTATAACAACATCTCCGCCTATAATGCACGAAATTGTTATATCAGAAAGTTCAAGAAAAATAGATAATTTATGTATGCCACATATACGTCTTAATTATCGCAATATGCGTTATGATTTATTTTTAGAAAAGATAGCTACAAAAGAGGTGAAGGGTCTATGCATATCGAATAATCAAAAAGAGGCCGATCTTATTATGAAAGATGATAGTCATAATAATGTCTATTTCCCAGAGAGTTATGATATTGTTTCTTATGTTTTAAGAAATGATATTCCAATAGAATTTAGAGAAGTAAATGAAAAGCCCTCTATTATAGATATTATCAGTTTAATGTTACAAGTAGCACTCGTTAGAATATTATCACAGGTATTTTCAATTACAAATTCCACGAGCAGATTTGAACAATTTATAGTAAAATTATTGAGCAGTGATTTCCACACGTCAGTTCAATATTTATATAATTTCGCAAAATCATTTACAAAAGAAGATGTTAGAGATATGATGCGAAATTTGAATTGTAATCTATATATAAATAGACGTCAAGTCCGCAAAATAATGAAAAAAATTAATCATCCTTTACCATAGGTTTCATATACGTTTCATTTAGATATGTTTCAAATGTGCCATCATCAAAAGTAACGGAATAATAGAAAAACCCTTTAGGCCATGAATTCTTCTGTTCATAAAGATCATCTCTAAAATACGATACAACACCATACCTTTTACATCCAGCAACTATAGATACAAATTTATCATTTTTTTTGAATTTAGAATGCACCGTCGCAGTATATATATTCATTAAGACTAAGATAGCTTAGGAAGGCAGTTGCGGCGTGGTTGCCGTTAAGCGTGGCGTATCTCTCTCTCAATCTCGAGGGACACTAACCGAGAAATGTGATATGATCGCCAAACTTTACCGTTAAATATCTCCCACGTACCTTAATATTTTTATCCTTAAGTGACCTTCGCGGTCACTACTTGAAACCGTTGGGGACACAAGCGTTTGATCTCTGTGTCTAGATCAAATGTGCCGTTAATCAGTGTTATATGGTGAAGAATCATTCTATTGAAACCACTGTATATTTCTTCCAATTCTGGTATAATAACACCATTGTCGTCATATGCATCATCAGGAATATCTGGGATTGGGTCATCTTCATGTCTGAAATGTATCATCAATGCGATATTTGACCCATCTACAAATGCCGATACACTCCCTACATTTTTGTTCAATTTTATGTTTTCCACAAACTGTTTCAGATTGTCCTCCATAGATAATAAATGCATATTTTTCACGTACTCGTTGCAGAAACTACGAGTATTGCAATTCTTTATATGATTGTTATTTAAGGTATATATATGTTTAAATACTTTAGTATACTTTCTAGTACTAAAAAACAATTCACTGCTAGAACATTCAGAAGTAGTGTAATGGTAATGAGGAAAGGCGTACCAAATGCATTACGACAACAAGTGTGGCTAAAACATAATGGTGAAACATATAATTCTAAATGTGCCGTAAAATGGTGTAAGAATATCATAACACCATTTAATTTTGAAGCGGGACATAATATACCATTTTCAAAAGGAGGCGAAACATCATTAGAAAACTTGCAGCCAATATGTAGTTCATGTAATAAAAGTATGGGGAATAAATACACAATAGACCAGTTTAATTGTTTAGGAAAAGAAGTAAGTATACCGGCAAAACCACCACAAACACAGCAAATAGCACCACAAACACAGCAAATAGCACCAGAAACTGACACTAATTTATTAAAAATAAAAACAAAATATGGTGGTGGTGCTTTAAAGTATATATTCTGCTGTTATGTTAAGAAGAAGAAATAGACTGAGACTGAGACTGAATAGACTGAGACTGAGTAGATGAAAATATCATAAGATTCATTTTCCGTAATCTTACTTTTTGTTCAAGTTTTAAAATATCACCTGTTTTCTGTAAAAAAGTCTCCTCGTCGAAATTAATAGGAATCTTTATTATAAATAACTTAGCACTTTTTATAAGTAATCTCAGTATATCATATAAGGGAATTTCGGTTAAATATAACATTACTTTTTTAGATTCCTTATAAGAGGGACCTCCCCATGGGCAATCCAAGAAAATTGCATCTTGTTGTATTTTTAAACACACTTCTAACGAATCACCATGTATACATTGAACGTTTTGTAGATTCAAATTTTTCATATTATTTTGTAAATAACTAAATCGTAATTCATTATATTCTATTGCATATACTTTTTTAAATACTTGAGAAAGTGCTAAAGATGATCCACCTATACATGCTGTAGCATCCGTTATTGTAGCATCTGAATCTAGATAATTATTTATTTCCTTCGCAATTTTATTCGCTGTAATCTGATCTGTTGTACTATAAAGAGCCTCTTCATCTAATAGTAATTTTTCTCTTATTTCATTTGAAACTAATTTAAAAAGAAAATTTATTTTTTCCATAATCATTAGTTTTTATTAAACTAATTTCTTTAATTCATTTTTTCTCGAGATCCTTTTGCGGAATACATTTTTTCAAAGCAGTTTCTTGACTTATATCATTTTCCGAAAATTTCTTTTTATTTTTCTTTATTTTTTTTATGTTTTCTTTTAATTCTTTTACTTTATTTTCATCCAATTTAATCTTTTTATTTAATGGTATAATATCTTTTTCTTCTAATGCTTTTATTTCAAGAGCAACTCTATCTTTACACTCTTTTCTTTGTTTTACAGGAACCTCTTTACATCTTTCTAATCTTGTCTTTTTCTCATTTTTAATATTTGATTTTTCCTCTTTTAATTTATCTTTATCTTTCTTATTTTCATCAAGCGCATTATTTAAATCTAAAGTAGATTTTTCTAAATCTTCATTTGATTTACCTATATCACTTATTGACATCGGAACATTAATACTATGAAAAATAGGATATGCAAATTGTCTTGCATCTTTTTCGCGATTTAAATAACTTATTTGACCTGCTATCTTATTCATAAATTCTTCTTTAGGAGATTCTTTAAATTTACCATTATCCATCAAATATCTATCACTAAATTCATCAAAAGTATTTGGTATCTGATCATTCTCCTCGCGAATTATATTCATTAAATTAATAAAATCCATTGGATCTGATGTATAAGGAGTTGCCGTCATTAAAAATATTCTTACCGAATCCTCTTTCGAATGTTTATATGAATCTTGAATCGATTTAACTATAGCAGGTGTATCAGGACGTTCGGAACCAGTAACATCATTTGAAAATAATTTATGTGCTTCATCTAATATTATTAAAGTTTTTCTTAAAGGATCTTTTGAACCATTACGTTTTACCATTTCTCTATATATATCATTCTTACCTTGACATAAATTTGATAATTGTTTAAAACTTATCGGATCCATCCATTCTTTTGTTCTATAAGTATGAAGACCCTTCTTTAAAGGATATTTTAAATCACCTTTCTCTATTTGATCTTTTACAACTAGAGAACATACTTGATTAAACATATTCTTCCATATATCTACTTTTAATGTATGTCGTGTTACCCATAAAATAGTATATCCTTTCTTTTCCCAACTTGTTGAGGCTAGTGCAACACCAAGACATGTCTTTCCGGATCCTGTAGACCAATTTGCTAACATTCCTTTATAGACAGATTGCGGCTGGAAATAATATCTTAAAAAATTCTGTGAAGGAGTAAAATCTACTATCTCCGGTTCTCCATTTGCACCACCTCCTGATATACATTTATTCTCTAATATTACATCATCCCATTTAAATTTATAAAAATGTTTAGATATAAATTTACGTGAACCATTTAATGTCCTCTTTATAGTCGGAGGATGAGGATGTCCTTTTATTTTACTTTGTATAACACCACCATGAATATCATGTTTTTTATATTTTGGCGGTGTTTCATCACTTGAAATTGAAAATAAGGGATTTATATTATTTTCAATATTTAAATCTATTTTTCTTCTTTTATCAGATCCTATCCTAGAATATTTATCATTCATATAAACAGGATTATTATCATATTTTGGATTTGAAAAATCTGAATCTCTATAATCAGAAGAACTTTCATCTAAATAAGCAAACGCTGGATTATTTATTTCAGGTTCCGAATAAGGATTTGTTCTAATTTTAGGTCTTGGCGCTATAGTATCTGGTCTTGGATTTTTTGGAGGAACAGGTTTAATTGAAGATGAAGATGGACCACTATTATTGCTTATAGAAAAACTATGTATAGATTTTGTTAATTCTTTATCTACAGCCGCTTCTGATAAAATTTCTTCAAATTGATTCGCTAAAACAATTTTACGTATATCAATATTTGTGTTTTTAAGATATAAATTATATAATGTGTCTGCATTATATAATTCTTTTAAATTGTCTGGTAATATAATATCGTATTTATAAACGTGTAATGGCCAACCTTTTTTAGAATCAAATTTAAGTCCCATTTGACCGCACATACGAGTACTACGACCAACAGCCTGCTTTTCTTCAGAAGGAGTTGTTAAATTTTGTAAAATATGTACATACTTAATATCAAAACAATCGAGACCTTCTTTAAAACCTGAATCAAGTACTATAAACCGAATCAATTCGCCTTCAATATTATCTGGACGACTATTAAATATGGACATTAAACTTTTCCGTAAACGAACACCAAAAGGTTTTCCATATATTGCGGAACTTGATAGAAATAGAAAGTTTTTACCTTTTGTTTTTAATAAATTATCTTCTTCCATTTGTTTTTGTTTTTTATCATATGCTAATGTATATCCTTTTGCAATAAAAGCCGCTGCTACAATTTTTGCATGAACACCTTTAAAATCTATATATATACAATGTTTGTATTTTTTATTTGGATCTATTGTATCTATATTTTTAAACATTTCTTCTATTTTCGGAGAAGCCTCTGGAAGAATTTTCTCTAAAACTTTTACATCAAATTTTGAATTATCCAACCTTAAATTTGTAGCTATATTTGTAAAATTAGAAACCTGTTTTATACATTCTGCTTTTTTATTAATCTTCTCCATTATAATTATTTTATATAATATTTTACAATATTGATATAACCATATGTTCCGAAATATAATATTAAACCAACCTTACTTATTAGCGCTAATTTATCAATATTTTTAATTTTATTATAATAAAATGTTGTAAATATACTGCATATATAAAATATAGTTAATAAATATACACCAGATATCTCTCTAAAAGCTAATAGAGTATATCCTAATAATGCAAATACATAATAATAACTAAAATATAATCCAAATGGTATCAATAAAGCTAATATAAAATAAATAGATAAAAGTGTATACCCATAAATACCAGGTTTTCCAAGAATATTAAACTCAGGTGATATATCTTCGCTATATTTATTCTTTAACGCATGTTTAAAACAAGAATATGTTAATATACCAAAAGAAACTATTAACATAAAATTAGCTAATATCATATATGTATCATTTTCACGAATATTTTTTATAATTTTATTTAAATATGTAAAAAACGCTAATGCATAAGATATACTCGCAATTATTAAAACTGTTTTTATATATTTTAAATTAAGATATCTTTGCTCCATTATTATTATTGTATATTATTATATGTAAATTATTGTATATTATTATATGTAAATTATTGTATATTATTATATGTAAATTATTGTATATTATTATTATATCTATAAATAAAATATTATCGAATCTTATTATAGAGAAAAATAAATGGAAGATTATACCAAAAAAACTATTACTATTGGTAAATTAAAAATGTCCCTCTTTTCTTTCATAGTTGCATTAGCTGGTTTAGTTGTCGGTTTAATATCATCAATCAAAATTAATATATTATCTGGATTAGTTATAACACTCGGATTTTTCCTTGCTGCATATAATCTGAATTGCGTCATTGTCGGTCATTGCCGCATATGGGCATGGGTATTATTGATTGTTTATTTAATAAATATTGTAACTACACTCTCGGCTTATACCATAATGCGTGGTCGTGGTTCTTCTTCCTCAAAAAAGAAATAGATATTTTTAGAGAAGCGCGATCTAACATTCACTTGATAGAGATAATTCTTCTCCCTGGTATATCATTTTTGTTGTATATATACTTATTATTGCCTCTCCTGTTTCATAATCGATTTCAACATTTACTTTACAATTTCCTGGTATACCTTTATGGTCACCATATTGTATATATGATAATATAGTCCTTGGATATATCTTGGATACATCTACGACCATATCATCATCTACATGAAATAAATTATCGTAATTTGTAATATCATACAAGAAATGTATTTCACCTTCAATATTCCCGAGATATGTATTCGGTAATATTACAGTTTTACTAATTACAGTTCCATTTATATACTGTAAATTATATGGTGTCTGATTTATAATTCCGATATTTGTATTTTTTACAATATCGGAAAGAGATTCGACATCGACATCGACACCGACATCAATATAAGTATTTGCGTTCATTTTTATTAATTAATATATTTAAAATAAAATCAAATTTTTTAAATTATATATTTATAATACTACAAATGATAGACGAATATATATACGATTATACTTTGAGATTTTATAATTTTGCATGTTCACTATCAGATTCTATTGCGGGATATTTACCATTAAATGTTAATAAACCAAGACTTGAAAATAATCTTGTATATACATGTATGTCAGAAGATGCATACGAAACCGAAAGAAAAAAGCGAAAAATTAAAGGTGTTCCATATTCGGAATTGCCGGCTAAATTCCACAAAATGCAACAAAGAAGACTTTTATTACCTTATAAATGGCAAAAGATAGCTACATTATATGAAAACCCTAAAATTAAATTTATTATATTCCCTATTATTTGTAAAAAGAAAGGGCTTTGTGATAAGTCTGATATAAAAAAACATACATTATTACTTATCTATAATAAAACTCTCGCGCAATTTGAATGCTGGGATGATTTATTCGGTATTTCACAAACCGCATTTTCAACACATCGTTTACTTCGCACAAATGAATCAGAATTTGTAAATATATACTTAACTTCCGTTTTACAAGAACATTTCCATTTTAAATTCGATAATGAAACTATTGCTGTTCCGAAATTTAAAGAAAATGTTTTTGAAAAAATTAAAAATACTCTTGAAAAAGAATATTATAATAATGACTATAAAACAGCATATTCTGCCTATCTCGTTGACTATATAAAAAGACGAATTGCAAATCCGGGAAAACCATATGATAAATTATTTGATGCCATAAATTTCAAAAATTTAGGGAAATCTCTTCATCAACTTATTCAATTTAATAATGAATGGAAAATAACACATAGATGCAATAATCCATTAAAAATATTAAATACAATGACTGGATACTGTATTAAATTAGAATCACCTATTGGAAAACAACTTATGGGTATTAAAAAAGTCTGTGGCAATGGACCGAACGGCCCGACTATTTTAAATGCCGATTCAAAACGATGTAAAAAAATCAATCTGAATATGCATCTTATAAATTATAAAAAGAAGGACTTTCTAGAATCTCATGCATTATGGGATACTACATATATAGCAAATATATTTACATATTTCATGAAAAAATATCCATATTTAGCTACAAATCCACATGATTTTTCTTTTGAATGGGAAACACCTTTAGAGAAAAAGGCATGGAAACTTACGCCTCCGAAAGATTACATAAAAATAACAAGAGATGCTATGATTGATTCAAATATACGTTTTATTGTTTGGTTTATAAATATAAATCAAGATACACATGACGACTATCATTCAAATTGTTTATTAATTGATAAAGAAACACGAACTATAGAACGATATGAACCGAATGATACAAAAAACACATGGGATGCTTTTAATAATGGTCCCGAATTAGATGCTGCAGTAATCCATGCTTTTAAAGAATTTAATTTAGAATATATTCCAATGTTAAAAACGTGTCCATATGGATTTCAATCATTAGAAGGAAGAGAAGATAGTGATAAGATAGTTGATTTCGGAGGCAATTGTGCTCTTTGGACAATGTGGTATATGGATTTACGTTTATCGAATCCACTTATACCAAGAGATATATTAGTAAAACAAGCATGGAAAGAATTAGTTAAATTAGGAGCCTTTAAAATATTCATAAATGGCTATCATGATTATCTATTAAGTATCGCAAAAAAGAGAAAATAAACAGCGTAAATGGTGTGGCGGTGTGTGGGGCCCTCTATGCTTTCGTCTTTATTTTTTTAAGAATAATATGAGAAGTTATATGATTTTGATTAGAAAATACGTATATTATATTTCTTTCTATTGTTTCTGAAAATATATTTCCAGATGAAGATACACCGTCTCTTACAAAATCATTCATTATTGTTATTAAATCTTGCACTTCTGGAAGAATCATGATGCCAAAATCATCAAGTTGTTTTCGGATTTCCATACATTCCTTTAATCTTTCGGTAGTTTCTTTAGGCATTAAAATTAGAATAAGATTTTTATTTGCGAATTTGTAGCTACAAACATAATATTGAGTTTGTATAGTAGAATAAAAAATGTCATTAATAAGTTCAAGTTCAAATTATTCAACAATCGTTGTTGATACACTTAATTCTCAATTAAGATATATTGCCCCTATTCATCAATTTCAAAATTGGGGAATCAATCAAAACCCAAATAATCCATTAAGTAATATACTTTCTCAAATAAATGCTACAAATGCTATGACTATTGCCAGTAATTTTATAGGTATTGGAACTACAAATCCTAAATCTATTGTACATATTGTAGCAAATCCAAGTCTACCTCAATCCTCAAATAATTTTATATATGACGCAAATAATACTGGCGCATATATAAGTATAAGCGGTAATAAATCGGCAAATTTATCAGGTTTAGGGCTTACTCAATATTCTGGTGCTCAATTTACTTATCCTGGTGGTATTCAAGTAAACAGTGGTGACGGAATCATTACTAATCAAGATAGCGGAAGAACCTCTATTATTTCACTTTCAACATTTAATGGTGTCGTTGTTGACGGAGCTGGAAGAGTAGGTATTAGTACAGCTTCCTTTTCAAATACATTTAACGTGAACGGTAACAGTGCTTTTGGTTCATATGCAAATTCGTGCAATTTAAGTGCAAATTGTACTGTCGGTATCGGGGGCAATTTAGGTATAGGTACAACGTCTCCACAATATCCATTACATGTTCAAGGAAATGCCTTTATAACTGGTACATTATACACAAGTAATATGAATATTCTTGGGTCTGTCGATGTTATTAATGCATATACATTAGATACAAGTAATGTTGTTATAAATAATAATGGTCCTGGCCCTGCTTTTTCAGTTACACAAAATACAACTTTAGCTACAAATAACGTTGCAGATTTCTATGGAAGTACTGCTGCTACACCTTATTTACGTATTGCCAATAATGGAAATATTGGCCTCGGTACTGGTACGCCGGGACAAAAATTACATATTTATGGAACTGGTGCAACTGCTACACCAAGTGCAGTATATATAGATAATCAACAGGAAACTACAACAGGTGGTAATCCTGCGCAATTTATACAGTTCAGAAATCTTGTTACAGGATCGACGCCAGTGGATTATTTTGCAATTGGTGCATCTTTTAACGGTACTGCTACCAGTGGAAAGAATCTTTATATAAGTGCGTCATCTACTGCTGCAACAAACCCACTCGTAACAGATGCTAAAGTTACTATTCAACAAGGAGGTAATGTAGGCATAGGAAGTACTATTCCTGGGTTCCCTCTTGATGTAGTCGGTACAGTTCGCGCGACGACATTTTCAGGTTCTGCTGCTAGTTTAACAAGTATTCCATCTGGACAGTTAACAACAACTGCAAATATACCATATAGTGCATTACAAACAGTAGCTGCATTAACATCAATAGCGGGTAATCCGACAGGAAGTTCTACAAATGTTCCTGTTATAACAGTAAATACTCAAGGTATTGTAACTGCACTCACAACTGCTTCTATTATACAAAGTCAATGGATAGGAACTTCGCCAAATCCTATATACTACTCGTCAAATGTCGGTATAAATACAAATATAACTACTTCATATGCACTTGATGTATCTGGACAGTCGCGTATTCAATACGGAAATTCTCAAGCTCTCTTTATAAAGAATACACTCGCTACAAATAATTCTAATGAAATATATTTTGATTCTACAGTAATTAATACAAATTGTAAAGCATCTATCGGTGTCGGTACCGATACAAATGCATCGGGAAATATACGTGGCGCATACTGGAGTGTTAATAACACAGATCGTATAAATATATTACCGGCCTCTGGTAATGTTGGTATTTCCAGTTCAAATCCTATTGCTAAATTAGATGTAGCAGGCACAGGTAATTTCCAAAATACTCTTGCTGTAAATTATGCAACGACGACAACTGATGCAAGTGTAGGACAATTATATCTTTATAATTCGGCAACCGCAAATGGAAATAATGCTTCTGCACTTATTCGTGTAGCAGGTTCAGGTGCTTCTGCTGGGTCTCCATTCATTGGTTTAGATATCAATACAGTATCTGGATGGAGTATTGGACAAGTAAATAGTGGAACTGCTTCTACAAATAACTTAGCAATTCGTAATACAAATAATTTTACAAGTACAAATGTGGTATCACTTACACCAACGGGAACTCTTTCAGCAACTACATTTTCTGGATCCGGTGCAAATCTTACAAGTATCCCTGCAGGACAACTTACAGGAACAAATACATTACCTGCAACAGTTTTACCACTTGTTGCATCTTTACCCGTTGGTGCACAAGGATCATCTACGGTTACACCAGTTATTACTGTAGATACATATGGTCGCGTAAGTGCATTAAGCACAGCAAATATAAGTGGATTATGGTCAGTAAATGCTCCTTATTATTACTATAATGGTGGTAATGTTGGTATAGGCACTACAACACCTAATCAAAAATTACATATATATGGAACTGGTGCAACAGCGACACCAAGTGCGATATACATCGATAATCAACAAGAAACATCGGCAAATGGTAATCCTGCGCAGTTTTTACAATTCAGAAATCTTGTAACAGGCGCGACACCAACGGATTACTTTGCAATTGGTGCATCTTTTAATACAAGTAAAAATCTTTATATAAGTGCTTCATCGACTGCCCAAGCATATCCACTGGTAACTGATGCAAAGGTTACTATTCAACAAAGTGGAAATGTTGGTATAGGAATAACAAATCCTACTGCTCTTCTTCATTTATATGGAAATCAAGGTAGTCTTTCTCAATATATTTCAAACGGTAGCAGCACTGGTGTAGGAAATTATTATTTAATACCAGATACAGGTGGCGCAAATTCTGCATTAATTAGCAAAGGCGGTAGTTCTTTTGCAGGAACTGGCGGTGCTTATATATTAAGCATAACAAATCTTGTAGGAAATATTTCTATTGTAGCTACAACTGGAAGTATAGCTCTAAATGCTAATTCTTCAGGCAATATAACTCTAAATACAAATAATTTAGCATCAGCATTACAAGTATATAATAACGGAGCCGTAAATATTGGCAATAATCAAACTACCAATAAAATACTCGTTGTAAATGATCCTTCAGCAAGCGACACACCATCATCTGCTACAAATTTCTATGGCTTTGGTTATAATGCAAATACTCTACGTTATCAAGTACCGAGTGCAACAACAAGTTATAACACATGGTATGGTGGTAGTACGGCAATGATGCAACTGAATAATGGTAATTTAACGGTTACAGGTGATATTACCGCATTTGGAAGCATATCAGATAAGCGTTTTAAAGAAAATATAATATCGATGTCTACTGAATTAGCGATAAATACTATTATGGAATTAAATCCTGTGACGTATAATTGGAAAAAGGATATATATAATCAGGAACAAGCGGGTAAAAAAGATATAGGATTTATTGCACAAGAAGTAGAAGAAATATGTCCACTTGTAGTCGGAGAATTTACATTACCAGCGGAATCAGCGGAGTCAATGGAGTCAGCGGAAAAGTATAAGAAAGTGAAATATGAGAAAATAGTACCATATCTTGTAAAGACTGTACAAGAACTTATAAAAGAAAATAAACAATTGCGAGTTGATATGCAAGAACTTAAACAACAGATGAACCATCGCCATCAGATGGAGGTACCCATGATGTATTTATAAGTGTTACTTTATATGTATCATCAAGATAATTGCTAAAACTAGATATTGAGCGAATACCGGGTTTAATTCTTATAATATTCTTAAGAGAATTTGTCGTATTTTGTATCTGTACTTTTAAAGGGTCAGATGCATTGCTATATTGCGAGAATATACTATCATCAAATTGATCAGTAAATATAAATTCATATAAATATGTAATATCACTTATACCTTTTATATTCTGTGTAGCCGGCGCGGTAGCTGTTGGGTCTGGTGTTATTGTATCTGCCATTGATGTCTTTTTTCTATACTATAGATATACTATTTTAAAAATTATATAAGAAAAATCGCAGTCTTTTTTAGAAGAGCGCGAGAATGTTAAAATGTTTTATGCCTATAAAGAATAATATAGAGAAAGATAAGAGATATACAAATGCTACAACAAATATAGTTAAATATATAAATTCAAAAATAATAAATAGATTAAAAAAAGAAATTACATTAGATAATGATTTTGTAAATGTAAAAGCATGTGACGAAGATTCGAGTTCAAATATATTATATGTCATCTTACCTTATTTTAATTTCTGTAAATCCAAGCGTAGATATGAGTTATTTATAGAATTTATAGAAAGAATCTCTAAATATGACAAAATCAAAATTGTAATATCCGAGGCATCAAATACAGATACATTTGAATTACCTGATAATATGGATAATATATATCAACATCATGGATATAAATTACAGACAGAATTTTGGTGTAAAGAAAATCTAATAAATGTAGCTATAAGAAATCTCCCTTCTCAATGGAAATATGTTGCATGGATTGATGCTGATTTAACATTTTTAAATGAAAACTGGGTTGAAGAGGCGCTCGAAGAATTAGATAAAGCGCATTTTATACAATTATATACAAGTGCTGTATATCTTGGTCCACAGGAAGAGGCAATGCGAATTGATAAAAGTTTTGGATATATGTATAAGAATTCTACAACTGAATGGCGTAATGATCATAAATATGGTTTTTGGCATTGTGGGTTTGCATGGGCATGTACGCGATATGCCTATGATAAAACAAATGGACTCATTGATTTCGCTATTTTAGGTTCAAGTGACCACCATATGGCTCTTGCATTAATAAATAAAGTAGAATTGAGTTATCCTAATAATACGACTATAGATAAATCATTTTTGGAAAAATTAAAAGATTATGAGGCTCTTGTGAGAATACATAAATTAAATTTGTCATATATAAATGGTACTATTTTACATCATTGGCATGGACGCTTAGAGGATAGAAAATATGTAGAAAGATGGAATATTTTCTATAAACATAGCTATAATCCTGACAAAGATATTGTATATAATGATGAAGGTTTACTTAATTTGACTGCAGAAGGAAAACGTATGGAAGAGGATATTATAGAATATTTTATAGGCAGAAATGAAGATAATACCGAAGTCTAGATAATATAGTGTGTCGGTTAGACTGCATGAGTGGAGGACGGTGCAGGGTTTTCTTCTATTCCATGGGTTGTGTCACAGAGGCATGAACGGCGGCAGCGTGTGCAGCATGGGCAGCAGCGTGGGCGGCCTGGGCAGCAGCATGAGATGCTTCTGCTAAAGCATTATTCATATAGTGATGAAAGTGAGCGTAATGAGGGTGTTTATGATGATAATGTTGATGTAAGATTGGAGTCGGAGGAATTTGTACCGGTGTTGATGGAGTCGACGGTGTGGATGGAGTCGATGAGGATGGGGTGGTTGATGAGGCTGGGGTTGTTGATGGGGAGGGCGTGGATGGCTCAGTTGGGGGTGGCACTGTAGATGTTGGTATATTTTGTGGCATACTTGGGACAACTGTAGGTGTAGGAGTAGTTACAGGAACAGGTGCTGGTGTTGAAGATGTAGGTGCTAAAACATTTGTATCAAATTGTCCAATGACATTTCCGGGAGGCGATGTATTCATTGTAACATCAACTGCATTTGTAGTTGTGTTTATTGCGAATCCCATTGCAAAAGTAGTACTTGATTTCCATACAAGGGCTGTGAAATGCCCAGTTGCTTCTGAGAAACCTGGTTTTGTGAAATCATAGAGTTTAATTTCATTATACCACATGTCTACTGCTAATTTCACGAGTCCCATAAAATCAGTTCCATATCCCTGAAAATATGCAAGATTCTCTCCATATAAACTTGTTCCACTGTGTTGAAATAAATTATTGTTTAATAAATAATTTGCCCAATTTTGTGAAAAGATAGCTATAGTTGGGTCCCATGTAAGAGGCGGTGCCTGATGTAAAGTTCTGTAATTATTAATATATGCAGTAATTTCATTTATCTGGTCTTGATTAAATACGGCAGCAGTCTGTGCAATAGAAGATGCGGCCTTTAATACAATAGCTGATTTCTTTACCGGTTCTTCTTTATCTGTAGATAAAGGTACTTTTGGTATAGGAGGTTTCCCCTCTGTTGCTAATAAATCATAATCACAAGGACCGTATGGGCCACAATAAGGACCGTAAGGACCGTATGGGCCATATCCACCAAAATACCGAGGTCCGAAATACGGTCCATAAATGGAACGTCCGAGATATGCCATAGAGTTTCTATAAGTTTGAAAAGAAAATAAATTTAGCTAATATCCATAAAATCATTAATAATAATATCAATTTCCATTTCTATATAATACTCAATATCCATTGCGGCTGGACCATTTGTATTATTTGTATCATTTGCTCCATTTGCTCCATGTTTTGGTGTTGTTATATATGTTATGTCCATTATATATATTTATTATCTATTACATTTAGAAAACACTTAAAAAATAAATATATTGTATTATAAAGACTATGAAATCAGTTCCTATTGATATCCCGTCAAGACCAAAATCAAGTAGCGGTGGTAGCGGTGGTAACGGTAGCTATCGTAGACTATCACCAACAGTTTCTTTATTATCGAAATCTCTTCCTCCATCACATAAATATATATTATTACAAGGAAATGGGGAAACAGGAGATATGCCATTTATAAATAAAATGACTGTAACTAATATATTATCGGAAGCAATGCCATCTATCAATAAATCTTCAATAAGTAGATATATAGAAGAAGTAAATGTTAAAGGTGAAACATATATTAAAGTAAACAAAGATGAAGCAAATAACATATGTACAAATTTAGTTGAAAATGGACTCCATGCAACAATAGTGAAGTAATCAAATAAAATGGCGCAATAATATACATTAATATACATTAATATACATCTAGAGTGAACTCATCTGACTTACTTGTCTTACCTGTCGTATTTCTTCTAAATTTATAGCTAGACGTGTTCCTTTTTCAATATATAACGGTGTGATTTTATTTGGTACTATAGTAATACATGCTAATCTATTACTATATGTTTTTCTAGGTTTTCTTGTATATTCATGTTTATGTCTGATAATCCAGCCTTCTGGTGGAACCCCATTAAATGCCTGCCAGACTATTTCGTGAACATAGTAATTTTTATATCTATTTTTTTGATATTCTAATTGAAATATTTTATATGGTGTACCATGCAATTGAATACCTTCATATGTCTCTGTTATAATTAAAAGACTGTTGTGAAATTTAATTTTACCCATATTCGAAACGTCTAATTTTATGCCATCTAACGTAATCGTTACCCATCGTATAACAACAGGCGTATTCGAATTTGATGGTATATATGGATTTGTTTCATATATATCTATTTCGTCATCTGAAAATGTATAATCAGATTCAATATACGAATCATCTTCTGAATAATATTGATCTTCGTCAATATAGTCGTGAGTATTTGTGGTTTCTTCCATAGTATCCAAACTTTATATATAAATAATTCCTATTCTTTTTCAATAATGTATTCTTTAAATAAAAATAAAAATTGATTCTATGTTAGCGGTATTTTCTATATATTCAGTTATTAAGATTCGCATTGTTTACGTTATTCAGGTTCACGTTCAATGGATAAGGTTATACAAAATGTATTGAAAATTCAGAATAAAGCATTATTGGAGCGATTTGCCGAAGATTATAATAAAGATGTTGCCGTAATACTTGGGAAATATCATTCGCCTTCATTTTATGCTATAGATGCCGATAATCGAAAAGAATATCCCGTGAATTTCAAAGGATTTTCTTGAAAAAATGAAAAGGCTTAAGGAATTATTAATTATTACTATATAATATAAACTTAAAATGACGACGAGCGTTAACCACCAGATCCAGAGCCTTGCGATGAATATGTGTGATAGGAGGAGGTATATCCATTCTCCTGTGTGTTGTATAAATATGACTTCTACTGGTTTCAACCATGCGGCTATGTTTTTCAGCCATAGCCATCCCTTTCGCACTATTAAGCTATGGCGAAAATATCCATAAGGGTACAGGCTCTGGTGATCCGAAAAATTTCTTTTCGATTCACGCAGAGGAAAATGCTATTAAAAAACTCCCTTGTTTGCCAAGACAGAAAAAACTGAAGAGAGTTGATTTATTAGTTATACGCGCGAATAAAAGTGGATCACTGGGAAACTCAAAACCGTGTGTTCATTGTATATTATGTTTATATAAACATTTACCTCTGAAGGGGTATATACTTGATACTATATATTATTCTGCCAGTGACGGAGAATTAAAGGAAACAAACCTATCACTTCTTACCAAGGAAGATATGCATATGACACGATATTATAAAGAAAGAAATATGATTGTGAAATCGGGAAAACAAGTTTAGAGTTTAAGATGAACTGTGTTCTTTTTATATAATTTCATTTAGTTAAGTGAATTAAGGAGAGATATGTCTTCCTCGTCGCCATCGCCATCAATTATAATGTTTAAAATAGAAAAATCCAAAAATGGGTACAGGGAAGGTATATCACGGTGTCTAAGTCAAACCCTCGTATATGGTATAGAAAGACGTAAAACTCAATTACAAATTTTTGGATATACAAATAAATTATCGTGTGCCAGTTGGACATGCGGGTACCTCACATCAGGATGTACTGCTGGTATTGTATATACTACCTATTTCACAATTTACAATAATTTAATGAACAGTCAAAATAGTTTATTAGCTACATTTGCGACTGTAATAGCCGGAATAATTACATCTTTTATTAAAATTCCGATAGGAAATAGTATGCGTATTTTGCAAAGTGGAAAAGTGAATAATATTCTGAGTGCCGGCAAGATATTGTATAAAGAAAAAGGATTCTTGAATTTATATAAAGGGTATAGAATATCGCTCATTGAAGACATTATAGAAATGGATATACGACTTAGACTTTATAATTATATAAGTAATAAACTTGATAAAAAAGATAATATACTTCTTCAAACAATGATTGGAAGTATTTCTGGCTCGTTTGCATCTGGTATCACAACACCTTTTGATACAATACGGTCAAGAATGATATATAATAAACCTTTGTCAATTATGGGATTATATAATGGTGTGCAATATCGAACACTATCAAATGCTGTTAAAGGCGCGACCTTTTTCTTATTCTACGAAATATTATAGTCTTAGATATTTATTAGACCGGTTCAACCGCACAGTATATATGGAGGACGCATTTACTGTCGCTAAATACGATAATTATAATAAACGTCGCATTGCAGAATCCTGGTCTCCACAACAAGAAGGAATATTACAAATGTGGGCAGAAAAAGCATCTGGGTGGGCGTGGTTACACGACAAAGCATCTCGATATTATTCTTTCAGCTCTAATTTATTAATATATCCAACTTTAGTGATATCAACAATAGCAGGTGGAGTTGGTTTAGTTGTTGCAGGAACAACTTCATGTGAAAACCACAAAATCAGATATGTTGAATATATGGTTGCCGGAAGTCATATATTATGTTCCACTTTAACGTCTCTCAACAAATACTTGCGTTCAAATGAAAAAGCGGAAATTCATCTACATATGAATAAAGTATTTTCCTCATTCGCCCGTAAAATAGTTTTAGAATTAACATTAAATCCAGAAGATAGACGCGACGCTCTAGAATTCTGTAAATTATGTCGTGATGAATACGATAAATATGTTACAGATTCTATTATAATTCCTGATAATGTTATTGCACAATTTAAGAAAAGATTTCAAGGAGCTAAATACAAACCGGAAATATGTAATGGACTTATACACTTTACGAATTATGAAAAATACGAAAAAAGAAAATCAATAGCAAGAGACTTAGAAATTAAAATAGATAAAATACCAGATATATTCGAATCCGAAAGCAATACGAATAGTTGCGGTACAGCAGATTCAAATTCAAATAAAAATAAGAGAACATCATTAGATATTGTACCCATTATACCAGTTCAATTAAGTATAGAAAAAAGAAAAGAATTAATAGAAAAACGAAGAGATACTATATGTTAAATAAAATCAAAATAAAATCAAAAATTAAAAATATAGATAGAGTATAATAATAGCATAGATCTACGGAATGGTACATGATGTTGCATATGCGAAATATCCTTTTTATCAGCTATATACTCTATGGACAACAGCGCTCGTTATATTGTATTTATTAAAAATAATTACATTTTCAGTTGCACCTTCTGTTATAGGTATTTTTATTGGCGGAAATATATTTTTACTCTATAAATTTTATATAAGTAAAAAAAGTACAAATATATTTCCGCAAAAAATAAACTATTTTTTGGGTCTTATATTAATAGTATGGCATACAGCCCCATTATTCTTAATACCTCTGAAATTTAATCATAAAGATTTAATATATAATATAGCTATTTTTGTAGTGTATAATATTACATTAGCAATACAAGGAACAAATATTGCGAAAGTATATCTAAATTTACTGGAAGGCCAACCATCTGATATTACTATATATAGACACTTCCATGAATTGGGATTATTTCCGTAATTCTTATTCTAATTGTAATCTAAAAAAAATACTAAATAAATATAAAATATTAATATAGTTATGACAACATTACTGTATACTATATATGGTTTTGAAGGATGTGGCTATTATAAAGCTGCCGTTGAATTATTACATTCATTAGCTTCAAAGAACAAAAATGTTAAAATAAAAGAATTGGCAGTTCCGCGGGAGAATTGGCATAATACTCTTGCGACTGTAAGCAAAAATCATAAATTAGTAGCTACTGATGTATCTAAAGTGCGAGCACATACTACATCGCCATTAATAATAAAAGGAAATGCATATCTAGGTGGACATGATAATTTAGTTGCAGCTATTTCGACGGCACCACCGAAAACAACTGGAGGAAAAAAGAAGAAGCCCGTTAAAAAGAGTAATTAGAAAGAAGATACTGTCATACTGTCATACTGTCCAATTTATTTTCTAATGCGATAAGTTCCATTCTTGGCATTGCTTTAATTAATAGTTTATATTTTTTGCACTCTGTTAATTCATATACTTCAAGTATTTCTTTAATAGCATATATCATCTTAGAAAAAGTATCAAATGTGAAATCTTGATACCCATATAAAATTTCTATATTATCGTCTAAAATGTCTTTTTCAGATATCGCAAATTCTGCACCACTTTCTGTAGCATCTTTAAATAATTGATATTCATCTGAATCTCTGACAAAATCAGAAGGAAGACTGGCAATATTTTGTAAAAGAATCCAAATTTTAATATCAACACGGAAAATATTTGTCATTTTATTTACAGTTATAATTTATTTCAATTTTTATTTTGTAGCTACAAACTTAAAATTATTTATAGCAATTTCTTTTTGCATTGAATAATTACCATTAATACGAAGTTCTTTAATAACTTTACATAACCAATTTTGAAATTCAATTGCAATAGGTTTTCTTGATCTAAATAATAATTTATATAATCCTTTCTCTGTCAAAAATGTAACACTTTGCAATCCATTGGGGGTGTGCGTACTACGCACTTCCTTTTCAGATTCATTAAAATCTATAATACTTGATCTTATACAATGGATATCTAATATATCTCCTATTTCAGAAGCACGAAATAGAGGATCATTTATATCACCAAGAATAGTTATATTTTTATTATTTGTAAATGCTTTTACGATTTCCATTTTAAGAAGGTGTTTTTATATATAAAACACCCTTATCCTTATTTTCATTTTTAGAAAGTCTTGAATATGCACCACATCAGAATTGGTGTGATTTTTTGACTTTTATGTCGACTCCTTTATTGCCTTTTGTTTTACGTATGACAAGTTCGTTATCATATTCTTCATCTTCGCCGTCGTCATCTTTCTTATAGCCAAGTGCTTCCATCTCATCATTACGCTCTTGCATTTGCCATAATTCCTTTGAACACATTTTATAATTGACATCAGTCGATGCTTTATACCAGAATACTTGGTCTTGGAGTTTATTTGATTGAGACTTCTTATCTATTACGAGAAACTCATAGTTTTCTGTCGCAGCATTCATGACTTGATTGAATACATGGAAAGACGGGAACATACCAGCGTATTGTTGATAAAGTTTTTCGCGTTCCTTAATCATATTATTTCTCAGTATGAAAACATAGTCAACGTTCGCACGTAAAGCGGGCGGAATTCCCATACAGTACTGCATACAAATGCAAGTAAAAATGTTAAAATGACGTCCATTCATGAAAGTAGCTCTAATATTCTTATCATTAATCCACGATTTATCGTAGAGACAGTCATCAAGAATAAGAAAGGCGCGGGGGTCTAAATCAGTTCTGCCATATTTTTTAACTTCTTCACGGTGTTGCCCTGTTATTTTCATCTGTCTATCCATAAATTTCGCAATAATATCAGGAGTGTATTCATCATAAATTAAAAATTTTGGAACAACTCTTTCAAAATTGTGATTTGCACATTCTGTACCGGATATTACAACTCCAATCGGTATTGATGTATGATATCGCAACATATCCATGAGTGCCACAGTTTTACCTGTGTTTCTTGCGCCAATGAGCACGACAACACTATCACCCTTTAATTTAGACATATCAAATTTCCGTAATTCTAATTTCATTGTCATTACTGTTATAAAAATAAATTAAATTTATAAATATATACGGGAAAATCCTAAAATCCTGGGTATCCTACATTAATATCTTGGTGTATACTTCTTAATAATTCTTTTTCTAAGAGTTCTTGTTGTCCTTTCGATAATTTTAATATTTCTTCTATATGTTGTTGCGATGCACTATCATCGGTTAAAGCTGATCCAGCCGACCTAACCGCCCCTTCTGTTTTTCCTGAAAAAAGTGATGAACCTATATCAAAATAGTAGAATAATATCTGAAATATTATTACAATAAAGAAGAAGAGAATAATTAATTTATTAGTATCCTTTTTATCTTCTGTATTTTTGTCGGGGGAATTATCTTGCTGCATAGTATATATTAACGCAAAAAATATACAAGCTGATATAAAAGCTATGAACCACTGCATACTAAAATATTTAAAGGTTTAGAAAAAGCTTTCATTAACGCGCTGACGTTCTCCGCGATCTTTCTTCTTTTTCTTCTTCTTTTCTGTAGCTGTAGATAAATGTGGATTTTTCATTTTAAATAATCTTAAAGCTAATTCATCAGCTAATCTATCCTTTTCAATTTCATCTTCTTCATTATTTATTTCTATTTCTTCATAATAATCCTCATTCGGTTTTTTACTTATTATTTCTACAACTTTGACATCTTTCCCTACAGGAGGAGGTGTCACAGGAACATCTTCTTTAATCTGTTCTATCTCATCTTCGGCGTCTTCGCCCTCTTCGTCATCGTCATCGTCATCGTCTTCATCGTCATCGTCTTCATCGTCTTCATCGTCATCGTATTCATCTTCATCGTCTTCATCTTCATCGTCTTCATCTTCATCGTCTTCATCATCATCGTCATCTTCGTCATCTTCGTCATCATCATCTTCATCATCATCATTTACGCCGTCATCGTCTTCATGATTTTCACCGGCGCCGTCTTCCTGTTTTTGACTTTCTTTAATCATATGATCTTGATTGTTTAATAGTTCTTCTATTTGAGAATGAGAAGATGAAGATAAAGATAAGGGCTCAAATGATGTATTTTCTATTTCTTGAACTTGGGCAGGAACATCAAAAGTAAAATCAGATGCAGTAGATGTAGCTACATCTATAGGCTCCACAGATACCACCGGCGGCACTACTGGCGTTACTTCAACTTGTGGCACTACTGGCGTTACTTCTATTGGTGGCACTACTGGCGTTACTGGCGTTACTTCTACTGGTGCAGATTCTTCTTCAACATCTGTTGTGAATGATCTTACAATTTTGTCCATTGGAATTATACTGCGAATTGAATATAAGATCGCGTTGTGTATAATTTTTTCTAATTGATTAATATTGTATTGTCTTTCAATAGTACGAACTTTATGATATAATAAATATGGTTTTTTCCATAGAGCACGAGCTATAGCTACAAACAGACTGTGTATAAAATTCTGCGGAGTAGGTATTCTAATTTTTATTTTTATATTTTCGGTTTCATGCATTATCATATTTATATTAACAATAGTTGTAACAGTAGCTTTTAATAATTCCGGAAAATAACCATATTCATTCTGTTGAATTATATTCTGATACAATTCATCTATTTGAATATGATTATATTCAGTTATTTTTGATAATAAATTTTGGAAATCTTTTAATACTGTATCCTTTTTTATTACTGTATCATATAATTTCAATAATTCTTTAATGTAATTAGAAGTTAATATATCATTTATATGTGCAATATATTCTCTTTTATTTTCTAAAAGTAACTCTATATTTTTAGAAGAGCTCATATCCTGATAAAAAGATTATAGAAAATCCTTATTAATGATTACGCACCCTCGCATATTTATACACCTATCGGATTAATAGATAAACTATATGGGTTCGATTTCAGTGAATTTAATGTAACCGGGTCTAATCTATCTACATTTGCGTTCAAATAATTATTACCAATCTTTGTAATTGCACATGCGCCGTTATCCATTTCACTTGATTGAGCAATACGAGTGATATTACCAACTTCACGTTCCGACAAACTATCGCTATTAAGTTTCTTCGTTTGCATATCAATCTTCTCGGGTGCCAGACTTGTAAATGCACCGGCACCATTTGGTGTATTACCTGCTGCGCGATTAAGTGTATCTTTTGTTGCATCAATATCGGCATTTCTTTCGGCATCTTGCGATGTTTCCCTGAAATCGGATTTGCTTCCGGCAATACCCTCATATTCATAATCATTGCTAAATTGTCTATTGGTATTTCTCATATCCACATCAATAACACTGTAAGCACCAGTGCTATCAGTTACAACACCACTAATAAATCCTAACATATCAGGAGATTGGTCAGTTGTTTCACGAACAGTCGTTCTAGCTACTTCATCCACATTATAGAGTTGTACACGATATGTATGTGAAGTCATCTGTCTCGTAGTATCAACTATAGGCGTCGTTTCACGTACAGTTGGTTTTTGTGTATCCATAACAGCTGCTGTAATTTTATCAGGCCCCTTTAAATTTGATATATTTGTGTCATGTATTAATGTTTCTTTATTCGTGGTTTTTATGATATGATTCACTGGGTCATATAATGTTGCTTTATCTGGTATTTGAGCCTGTAAATTACCATATACACGAGAAGCATCTAATGTATATTCTTTCGGATTATGTCTAAAAAAATCTAATAAAGGTGCAATAACTGCATTTACAGTTGATTTCAAATTATTTAATATACTGTCCTGTCCTGTATCTTGACGATTATTATCATATACAAGAACCGAATCTAAACCATAATCATCTTCAGCACCTATACCAGGCATATTTCCACTTGCTTGAGTGGGACCTTGATATGCTATATGTGTATCAACACGAGATGTCGGCTTCATCTCTTGTTTAGGTTGCATTGATGCTTTCATTTGTGCACCAGTTGTCTTAAGCCACATATCAGGAGATTGTTCAAAATAGGTATCCGGTTTATTCTTTGCAAATTCACCCATAATACCTCTTCTTCCAACACCTTGGCCAGTTGCAGGAACTGGTAATTTATATTCAATACGTGGATTTGTTCCTACACGTAATTGGTCTACATTTTTGGGCATAATAAAGTCAACTGTATTTGCTTGTTGATATCCACCAGCGCCTTCTGTTGTATATCCAAGACCTAAACCAGGACCGACATGAATCTGTTGAATCGGAAAATCATTTTTGCGTGCTTTTGGGTTGAAAATATGTTGTCTTTCATAATCATTCGGATTACTCATAAAACCACATGCATTGCCATATTGACTCGTCGGTTCAAAGAAACATTCCACTTCTTTTTTATGTTGTATAGTATCACCGCGACCAGTATAATTATTTAATAAAGTCTGATTTGCAAATGTATCAGTATTTTGTTTTACAGCACCGCGAATATAAGGCTGCATATTATTATGGAAAAATTGTTCCGGTTCTACTTCTTTACCGGCTAATGTACGTATTTTTGCCTTATTAGCTACCTGTGGAACTGCCATCGGAGAATTTATAATCTGATTATCACCAAATGGAGATGCAAACATATCCGCATATGCCGGTTTAGGAACAACACCAGTTTCAAAAGGACTCTGCGATTCTTGCCATTTTATAGTTGCTCTGTCAAATTCATCTGCCCGCGTTGTATCATAATACTTTGATTTATATACATTCTGCATTGATGGTAATTGTCTAGGATTCACACCGGTTTCTGTTTTTTTCAAAGTATCTCTATCTTTGTTAAGAGCATATCCAACTCCATTTAAAACTGCACCTGCATATAGTTCCATCTTCTAATGATAACCGGATAAAAAATAGATAAATGTTTACGGAATTTTAACTTTAGTGTTAGATTTTATTTCTTATTTTTAATCTTAATCTTATTCTTATTTTTATTTTTATTTATTTAATCTTAATCTTATTTAATCTTATTTAATCTTATTTAATCTTATTTAATCTTAATTTTATGCTTATGCTTAATTCTTCTTATATGGTCCGCATCGGCGAACTTCATATTCATAATTATATGTTATTTCACTGCTTCCTAATCTCACAACTTTTGGTGTTTCTAATTTAAATTTAGCACCAATATAAGCATACTCTTTACCTGCGCTGCCCTGTGTAGTTTCGCGAAGAGTAAAGCGAATTTCTTTTTTCTTGGCACCTTCTTGATATATTTGTTTAATTGCCTTTTTAGCGGCATTCCAAGGACCAGTTGATATAAAACGTCCGCCTTCTTTCACCGAGACTTCTGCATGATCAATTGTAAAAGATCTTTTCTCACCTTTCATATTTCTAAATATATAATAACATTTAATTTATACCCGCACAAGTGTTAAAGTTTGCAAAATTTGTATCGCCTACATATGTTACTGGAGTTACCGAACTGCACGTCGATTTATTTGCCCAATGTCCATCATCTGTTGTAGACACAATGGATGCTCTTCCGGCAACTGGAACAAAGTCACTTTGGTCCATTGGATTTTCAAGGCATGGTGTGTGATTATCTTTTACAACAATACGATATGATGTAAACCATTCAAATGGCACGAGGGCTCTGTCTTGAGGATTCCAGCATAATGGTTCCCATCTATTCCATCCAGTTGAGTGTAATGTGCATGGAGGATTCGATAGACGCGTTGATTCTTGGGGAGCTGCACAAGCACGTGGATTCGATTTTGCGGCAGGCCCGCATGCACCTTTACCATTATATTTTCCGGGTAAATATTCGTCTGTACTGCATTTTGTATTCTTGTAATTTAATCCCCATAATTCACTTCCATCATCTACTGCTCTGCCTTGTGGACATGCCATTCTACCATATGATTGAAAACGTAAAGATGGATCTGCGGGTATATCGCGATTACATGTTTCACCACAATCTGCTGCAGGAGTTCCTAAATAATAAACACCAGGACCAACAGATCTTTTTAATTTTTCGCTATAACTGCATAAATCATCTGTTTGATGGGTTGTTGCCATTCTCTTATTAATAAAGAAAGCAAAAAAATAATACATTAAAGTAACCGGATGCCTCTCCAATGGATACGTAAACATATAATTGGAGATGGAAACTGTTTTTACAGAGCTATATATAATTCATCTATTGAAACCGGTAATCTTAAGAAAATAATTGCATGTTTCGATTTATATAAAAATCCTATTGCAGCATCATCAAATGCATCAGCGAATGAAATAAATGAAGTATCTTTTATAGTTGAACTACGTAAAGCATTATCAAATCGTATTATTTCTAAAAAAGACCATAATATAACTTCGGATATTTATGAATATTTAAAAACACTGGATAAAGAAACCTATAAAGCAGTATTAGATGCTTTCCCCAGTTGGTGTCATAAATCTCTTAAAAAATTGCCAAAAACAATTGATAAATTTCGCGATAAATTCGCAAGACATATTCTAAAACAAAAGACATGGATATCCGAATTAGAAGCTAGATTAGTTATCGAAATTATCAGCAAATATCGCAAAGGTATAATTAAAATAAAGATACACAATACTTTTCCGGCAAAATCAGAGCAATTAGACTGCAAAACTATGCATTTAATAAATGAAAATGAAGTTCATTATAATATTTTAGTATGTCGCGAGTGTCCGGCAAATAAAATAGTAAATCCGAAAACCCGAAGATGTGTATCAGAAAAAGGTATTATAGGTCAACGCTTGCGTAATTTCTAGATACATAGTATATTTTCTATAATTAAAATATTGTATAATAATAGTAAAAATGTCCGATAAAGTACATCTGTTCTTTTATTATATCGGTATCGCTATTATATTCTTAACCCATATCTACATGCTTGCCATGCCAAACATGAATGCTAAAGCAGTTAGAATTCATGCAATTATTAATCTGATTGCCGCATTATTCATTGCATATTATTTCATGAATGCTGAAGGATATATCAAGTTTTAATGAGTGCAAGGTCTATAATCGACTTTACCGGGAAGTGGAACTTCTTTATAAGAAATCATCTGACATGTCGGTAAATGTTTCATATCTGTATCTATAGGTTTTGTTTTATCATTATATATCATTCCTCCTTTTTCAACTGGTGCATACTGATGATTTATGCATTTTGTATTGAATCGTGTAATACCAAATAAATCCGACTCTAAATCCACTAAATTTCCATTAATATGTGATGTTGCAGTTCCACCGATAAGTCCGAGTTCATGACGGCATTTCTCGGGATGTTCATAACGAAATGGAGACATTATATATCCAAGTGTCGACATATTTTCATTTAAGCGACGGCTATAAGTGCATGTATCTGCTGTTAAATGATTAAATGACATCCTTCTATTATAAAAGTAGTTAAAAATAAAATTCAATTTAATTAATAAGTAAGTAGTCTTAAAGCATAATCATAGGTATAGAATATAGATTCTAAAAAGAAAAGATATGCGTATATATCATAATATCGCTATCTGCCGTGACGCTCGACTCTTACTTCTTTCTTGTAGGTTTATTTTTGTATTCTTAATAGTATTCTTAATAGTATTCTTAATAGTATTTAATGCATTGGTTTATGGCATGATGGACGGTTAAATGTTTGTGCTTCACATTGTTTTAAGAATTCTTGTCTTCTTATGAAGTCGCGAGTGTTATCGCCACCGCGAACCCATGGTTCTACAATATGTTTAGGATCTTGGACTTCTTTTATGCACTCTAACATTGGTGTTGGATAATATGTCTGTAATTCAGTTATTTCTCTTTTGCAACTAGCAAAAGCACTGAGATCATCAGAAGAAGACCCAGCAAGAATATCTAATTCTGTATTTGGATCACCGACTCCTGGACGCAAATTCGGGCATCCCGTAAAAATACGGGTAAATAATTGCAAACGGCATCTATCACGTGTAAGACGAGCAGGGTCATTACGTAATTCAGAATCATTATCTACTACACATCCTTCTGTATATCCATATCCAATACGTCCAACTAAATTAGTGTGGTCGTAAGAAAACTCCGGGAAACGAGCGTGTTTACCATCACAATCAACCGGTAAATATTGATAGAGTTCATAATTTTCAATCTGTTCATTCTGTATATCTTTAGATTCTTTTGCGCATTCATCAGAGCAAACTCTGCGGCTATCAAGGAAAATTGCTGGGTTTGACGAGTCCATTTTACTATTATAAATAGTAAAGATTTATTTATCATCCGGATAAAAATATTCTCAATTAATGAGTTCTTACGACATATTGATTTCTATAACAAGCCTCACCATTTCCATCTTTGCATGTCGCAGGATTACCATAACACCATTCTGCAAATGACTTTTGGTCCCCAGGAATTGTAGTTACCGGCATTGTATAAAACTGACGTTGGCTCGCAAGTTTATCATAAATGTCTGATACATCTTTGAACATGCGGCGATCATAATTTTTCTTTATTACATTTTTAATACCATTATTATCTATATTACATGCCTGTGGATGTTCGGGATTTAATGATATGTCCGCTATAGAAGAATTCATAAAAGGATTGTCTACAGTAGATCTGCTACACACTTTATTATCAACTATGTCTAATTGTTTTTTCTCTAAAAATTTCTCTGATTCTATTTTCTGTTTCACTTCGTAATTATATAAAAATATAGATAGTAATCCAGCTATTATTCCAAAGAATAAATATCTATAATCATTCTTCAATAAAGTGAGAAAAATACCTAAATATACAAAAAAACGTACTATTGCATTTATTTTTTCTGCAATTGACATTTGCTGTAATGGTAAAATTACATAATAGTTATCATATGTTATAAAATTCTGCAAATCATCAAACCATATTTTTTCATACATTAATTTAACTCTTCTACTTTCGTCGAAGATTTTTTACGTCTCTCTTCCAATTTTTTACGTAATTGTTTGGCCTTGACAATACGATCCATAGCCGGATTATTCACCGCAATTTGTCTTCCACCACCGGCACCGGCACCGGCACCGGCACCAGCACGTGATTGTGGCCTG